GCTGATAGCTTATTCTTCCATGTGCTGTAGTGCCATCTGCATTGTTAAAAGCTAAATTTCCTTGATGTGTTGAACCTGATTGTATCGTTATTCCGTCATTATCATCACCATCACCTACTACTAATTTTTGTGCGAATACATAACCTGTTTGTGAGGTTTGACCTAAATGTACATCGCCCGCAGTATCCAAATATATACCTGTAGTAGCTGCCCTGATTAGGATTGGATTATAAGCACTTGCACCATCGTCATATCCTATGATGTCTATTTGTCCATTTGTAACACTAGATATAACAACACCTTCACCTTGATGTCCTTCAAAAGAAGCTACATTAGCATCTGCTGAATTTACATGAAGTGTCCTTGCAGGACTCGCAGTTCCTATACCTATTCTGTCTGTACTAGCATCTACATAAAGAAGATTCTCCTCATTGTCCCCTTCTACTTGAAAATCTTGATTAATACCTTCTTGGTTAAAATGAATCTTTGAAGTATTAAAAGCAGCTCTTGTGCTATTACCGACTACAATTCTAAAGTCATCTGCATTAGCAAATCTTAAATAGGTATCAGTATCGCCTGCGTGAATTATTTTTGAAGGTATTGTTAAATCACTACCTACTGATAACGTACTGTCCAACGTAGTAGCACCAGTTACATCAAAAGTTCCTACTATGTCTATGTTGTTGGCTAATTTTGCAGAGGTTACTGCTAGATCAGCTAATAAGGCAGTGGATATATTGCCATCAGCAATCTTTGCTGTGGTTACGTTGTCATCTACTATGGAAGCTGTTACTACTGCACTTGCAGCTAATTGGTCTGCTCCTACGGCATCATCTGCTATTTTTGCCTGTGTTACTTGGTCATTTCCTATATGGGCAGTATCAATAGAACCATCTACATAGTGTTCTGAATCTATAGCATCATCGGCTATTTTTGCACCAGTTACAGCATCTGCGTTTATCTTTGCTGTGGTTACCGAGTTGCTAGCAAGTTCTGTGGCTACTATTGCACCATCAGCTATCTTGTCTGCTGTTATAGAACCATCTTCTATCTGTTCGCTTTTTACTGTTGTGTTAGCCATTTTATTACTCTATTGTTTTTCCACTGAACCAAACGCACAGTGAATTTCTTTTGCCTTTCTCTATAGCTGTTACTTCATGGTCTAAATTAGACCTAAATGCTATTAATGTTCCTTTTGTTCTTGGCATAGTTTCATCTTCTATTACTAAATCTCCGCCCTCGTATTCATTGCCATCTGTTAGCTGCAAGGTGGTAGATACTTTTCTTGCACTTGTGTAGTTAGGAAAAGGCGGTGTATCTTTATGCAATACAGCTTTATCTCCTTCTTCATACAAATGAAATCTATTGTCTTTTAACCCCATTAATTCAAACTTCCACTCTTTCTCATCACAAGCCATATCCACAAGGCTTTTTATTTTATCTTGCACCTCATCATTTATGCCACAGTTATTTATAATCTGTTCACATTCGTCAGATGTAAAAGCGTTTTCTCTTACCCAAGCTATCATGACGCCATATCTGCTTCTATTTTGGCTTTCCACGCAGTCTTAATTGCGTCTGTCCAAACAGCGTTACAAACACCTTGAACTTCAGCAGTTTCACCTGATATATCAGTATCAGCCCATGCTTCAGATGTCCAAACAGCAGGTGGTAAAACGTGTCTGTTAAAAGAGCGAGACAATTCTTTCCCACCTTCTTTTATTACAGTCGCAGTTCTTACCTGAACGTGACTGTATTCACCAATCACTTCTATTTTGTCTACTTCTATTGTTTTTGTTAATGCCATTATTTTCTCCTTCTATTAAGTGTCTGTGTTATAGGTTACGCTGAAAGATATTCTTCCAACTTGATTCCAGTTTATTACTGCGTTAGACCCATTATTCCCAGTACCAGTTTTATAAAGCCTTAATTGATTGGTGCTAGTACCAACATAACCATTAAAATTTCTATCTGTATCTGTAAAAGCCGTAGAAACATCCCAAGGGGTTACGCCTGCATACCAGTTGTCATCAGATGCCGTAAAAGGCAAAGTGAGAAACATATAAGAACCCTGCCAAGACCACATCTGAGAGTGCTGAACATCTACCCAGCAATGAACTATATTCCCTATTTTAGTGTATTGACCATATTGATAAGTGTATGTTGTACCACCATCACCGCCACCTGATTGTCCAAAAACAGGTGTCCAAGTACCTTCTTCATAGTCATCAAGTGCGTTAGCTGCTGCTGTGTCTCCATTGAAGGTTATACCATTAGCAGTAATACTTAGTCTTTCTGTGTCTGAAACTTGAAAATCTATTGTTTCTGCAGAGCCATCAAATATTTGTTTTTCATCTCCATTACCAATTTCTAATGAAGCATCTAGTGCAGCTATTTCTTTTATATAAGTTTTTCCATCATTATCAAATTTAGCGACATTTACTCTAGAGCTTCCATGACCAGTGTAAATTAATAAGTCATCTGATAAAGCTGAAATTAATGGTGGTAATGTAGAACTTCCATTATCTTTTATTTCTATGCCTGAGTAAGCATCTGTTGATTCAACTCGTAGTGGTTGGTTATCAGCACTAGAAATATGTAAAGGTTTAGCTGGACTCGCAGTTCCTATACCAATCTTATCTGCACTACCATCTACAAAGAATAGATTTTGTTCTGTATCTCCTTCTATTCTAAAGTCTACTGCTGCTCCACTATCATTAAATGTTTGTGCTGCATCTGCATTAAAAGCACTTGGAGTTTCCCAAGCTACACCACTTCCTGTTGAAGTTAATACTTGTCCGTCACTACCTTGTGCTCCACCGACTAAATAATTTGTTGCATTTACTGAACTATTAAATGTAGCTGCACCTGCTTCTGACATATCAAGGGTTAATGCTGTGATCGTACTACCACCATCATTACCCCTGAGTATAATGTCTTTATCTGATATTTTAGTTTCTATATAAAGACTATTACTTGAGTTTTCAAAAGAAGCATAATGGGTTCCACCATCATTTAATCCTATTGCACCACCATCAGCATCAAGAGTTATATTTGCACCAGAATCAATAGTAATATCACCAGAATCTGAAATAGTAGAACCATCTATGGTTATATCGTCTACTGTAAGAGCAGGTGCAGTGACTTTATGTGAAAAATCAAATTCATCATTAGAAGCATCCCATAATAAAGTTGCGTCATTAGAAGCATCTACTGCGTCTTGTATGGTTATACCTGCTCCATTTGCAGAACCTGATGTATCACCTGAGCCTTTGTTTAGTGTTATATTTTTATCTTCTACGTCTAATGTAGCTGTATTTAATGTCGTTGTACTGCCACTTACTGTGAGGTCTCCTCCTACTGTAACATTGCCTGTAGTTGTTAATGTAGTTGAATCAATATGACCTGTTACATCTATACCATCTGAAGATGTAGCCAATCTTTCTGTGTTGTCGTGATATAAAGTAACTGCACCATCTGCTAGAGCATTTATCAAAGTTTCTGATCCAGCTAAATTTTTAACTCTCCAAGTATTTGAACTATGTTCTACAGTTGTTCCGCTTAGATAAGTAACGCCGTTTGAATGATGACGAATATTATAGTCTTTACTATCTCCAAATGAGAGATAAGCTAAATCTGGAAATCTTGTATATGTCGCTGTTGTACTACTACCATCGTGTGCAGCTTCACTACCATCTAGGTAGAAATATGTTGTTATTCCACCAGCTCCATCATCTGACCTGAATAAAATATCTTTATCGTCAACATGAGATGCAATAACAAAATCACTACTTGAATCAGTTAAAGCACCTATAGTAGTTCCTGCGTGTTTAAAATATATGTTCCCACCATCAGCATCAAGTGTAATATCACTAACTACATCTATAGTCATACCTCCACCAGTAGTTATCCACGAATTTCCGTCTATGGTTGTATTATCAACTACCACACCTGCGTTGGCTGTAAGTGCACCTGTTGATGTTAGAGTACCTGCTACTGTTATATTGGTATCTAGTTTGGCACTGGTAACTGCATCGTCAGCTATATTTGCAGTTAATACTGCGTCATTTGCCAAGACCCTTGATGTTATTTTAGTGTTTGCCATATTATCCCTCTAGAGTTTCTATTCTAGATTTTAAATCATCTATTATTGTTTGTTGTTCTTGAATTGCTTTTAACAACACAGGTATTGTTTCTGTATATTTGATTGAGTAATATTCTTCTTCCTCATCATCTTTTAACTTGGACTTATCTAATACTTGGTCAAACTTACCTACAAAATCTTGTGCTATAAAACCTATAGTTTGATGTGAACCTTCAATATCTTTTCTGTTATAAGTTACACATCTTATGTCTTTAATTTTATCTGTGACAGAACCAATATCTTGTATATTTTCTTTTAATCTTTCATCAGAAAAAGTTCCCCATGATGTGGCATCTGCTGCCAAATTAACACCTGCTGTATTGCCAGATGAATACATTCTTAAAACCCTATTTCCAGAATTTTGACCAATATAATATGCTGTTCCATCTAACCATTGAAAAGCAGAATATCCACTCCCCTCAATTCTTACATGAGCATCTCCTTCAGAGTTATTAGCTGCTTCTTTAACGTGAAGTTTTGCAGTAGTACTTGTAGTTCCTATGCCTACGTCTCCTGAATTCGTTATCTGGACTCTTTCTGTATTATTGGTGGCAAAAACTACAGGTAAATTACTAACAGTACCAAATACCATAGCGTTTTCTGTGTTGCCACTAAACAAGGTACTGCTGTTGTTGTTATCCATACCTGCAATACCTTCTTGGGTTTTGCCATCAGTATAAAATCTTATGAAGCAATCTTCTTGACCGCTATTATCTGAGTCGGCTTCTAGTCTTAATTCTATGCTTCCTGTATCTTTAAGATTAAGTTTTGTATCAGGACTCGTAGTTCCTATGCCTACGTTGCCATTAATATAAGCACTACCTCCTAAACGTAAATCCTTGAACCTATAAGAAGGATCACCTAAATCGGCATCGTTATCAACTATAGCTCCTGCATTGTCGGTTGGTAATATTCCATTAGCATGAAATCTCAATCCATTATGTCCTGCTGTGCTACTATAAATTGTAAGGTCGTTAGCCACATTTGCTAATTGACCAATAGTTGCTATGTCAACTTTGTGATTAAATAATGCTGTTCCAGCGTCTGACATATCAAGTGTAAGGGCAGTAATATTTGATGAATTATCTACACCTTTGAATACTAAGTCTTGGTCGTTTATTTCTGATTTAATTACAAAATCATTACTACTATTAAAGAATTGACCTATAGTTGTTCCTGCATCTTTAACATATACATTACCACCATCAGCATCTAAGCTAATATCGCCTGCTACATCTAATGTGAAGTCACCTGAAGAATTTGCAATACTGCCTGTTACTGTTACACCTGATGATGATGTTGCTAATCTTGCAGTACCATCTTTATATAATGTAGCAGTTCCTGATGCTGCTGATATTTGATTTGTACCATCAGACTCTCTAATGTAGATACTATCTCCATCAATTCTTAAATCACCTGTGCCTACTTCCGATATTACTGAATGTGAACCATTATGTTTTATTACTAAATCATTATCATTACCAATGTTTAATTCAACACTATCTCCCCATTTAGTAGTTTTATTAAATATAGTTTTAGTAGCACTTCCGTCTATAGTTATGTAAGACGCTGTTCCACCAGAACCATCATCACTCTGGAATATAATGTCTTTGTCATCAGCATTATTAAGTAGTATTAAATCACCAGTATTATTTTCTATGTATGAATGTGAGCCTGAGTGATAGATTTGTAAATCACTACTGTTACCAAAATCTGCTTTTATACTATCAGTATGTTTGGTATGTTTATCAAACTGGGTAAAACCTGCACTTCCATCTATAGTTATATACGCTGTATGTCCACCACTTCCATTGTCTGTTCTAAAAATAATATCTGAATCATCTGCGTAATTGGTAAGATAAAAATGACCAACTTGGTTTTCTATATGTGAAGATGCACTATCATGGTAAAGAGTAAGGTCAGCTAAATCACCTAGTTTTATTTTTTTGCTATCAGCTAAACTAACATCTGAAGCAAAGGTCACGTTTTCATTGCTATCAAAGGTCATAACCACTGCATCAGCAGAAGATGTTATGCCTACAGCCGTTTCCATGATGTCTTTAACGTCTGCCTTTTTAAGTGCATTATCTGTAGCATCAAGAATCATTAAGTAATCACCTGATACTGGTGTTACTGCTGTTAAATTAGATATACCACTTGCAGGGAAGGTATTAATGTCCGTTTGGGTAAATGTCATTACCTCTATAGCTGCACTGCTCGCAGGTGCTGCATCAAAGGTTAATGTAGTGCCTGATACTGCGTAAGTGGATTTGTTTTGATAAACACCATCTATATAAACCTGTGTATTGTTCTCACTATCAGCAGATACCCCTAATGTGAAGGCAGTTGTGCTTCCATTGCCTGTGAAACTGTTTTGCCAAACCCCAGTACCTGCTACTGCTGCAGTAACATGATAGACGACAATTTTCCTGCCATTGGGGGGGGCGGCATCTAGTGTAAGGGTAGTTCCACTTAACGTGAAATCGTTGGGGTTCATGAACACACCCTCAACAAACACTATAATATTATCTTCACTATCTGGGGCTTGGCTTAATGTAAATGCTGTTGTTGAACCATTTGCTGTATAAGTATTAACACTAAAGGTAGACGTACCACCACCGCCTATTTCTCCCCAAGAGTCTGTATATCCTTCAAACTTACTAAGTGTTGAGTTATACCTAAATAATCCTGCTGCTCCTGAAGGTCTTTGTGCTGTTGTTCCTACTGGTACTTTTACTGCGTCAGTATTTGATATGTCTAAAGATACGCTTGGTGAGCCAGTTCCGATACCCACTTCACCAGTATCATCTATTGCGAATCTTGTGTATTGAGTACCGCCTTCACTTGCAGCTTCTTGTATTAAAAATCTTCCATTAGAATCAATACCTTGTTGCCATATTTGCCCTGTTCCTGTTCTGGATAATCTAAAATTAGGAGCAGTTGCATGAGAAACGTGTAAAGGGGCATTTACTGTACTTGCACCTATACCTAAGTTTCCACTCTTATCTACACTAATTAAAGGTGCATCAACATTTGCACCACCGATAACAAAATTATCAGTAGCATCATCATGTCCTATTGTGTATTGAGCAGACCCATCATTAAAAAATTTGATTTCTGTATCACTACTTGCAGGTGCGTCTAATCTTATTCTTGCATCTCCTGAAGCTGACTGAATATCAAGCATTTCTACTGGAGCTATTCCAATACCAATTCTCCCAGAGCTACCAAGTAGTACATCATGGTTAAAAGTCGCAGTACCTGCATCGGACATATCAAGGGTCAGAGCAGTTATTATGCTTCCGCCATCATTCCCCCTAAATTGCATATCCTTATCTTGAACAGCAGCTTTTAATTGAACGTCACTGCTACTGTTTATAATTGAAAATATATCTGTTCCTGCGTCTTGGAATTTGATGTCACCGCCATCTGCGTCAAGGGCAATATCTCCTGCAACATCAAGTGTTAAATTACCTGTTCCAACATTAATTGTTCCGTGTGCTCCATTATGATAAACCTGCATATCATTATCATCACCAAGCTGTAATTGAGCAGAATCAGAATCTAAATGTAGGCTGCCGTGAAATTCTCCGCCACTATTGAATATAGCATTACCTGCATTTGACATATCTAAGGTAAGAGCAGTAATTTCACTTCCACCATCATTACCTCTGAACAACATATCTTTATCAGAGACCCTAGACCTTATGTAAAAATCACCACTATTATTATTTAAGCTAAATGTTCCAACAATAGTTCCATCATCACTTAATATAATATCTCCACCTCCTGCATCTAGTGTGAGGTCTGCTCCTACATCTATACTTAAATCTGCAGCATCAGATATGGTTGAACCATTAATAGTTATATCGTCTACAGTCAGAGTTGTTAATGTTCCTAAACTGGTAACATTAGTTTGTGCTGCAGTTGATAGAGTTCCTGCTAGTGTAGTTGCAGTTAGTGTTCCAGTTACTGTTGCACCTGTTGCTGAGGTTGCGAATTTTGCTGAGCTATCGTAGTAGAGAGTAACAGCACCATCTTCTGCTGCAAAAAGATAGGATTCTCCATTAGCAGCCTGAAGATTCAAATTAGTTCCCTTAAGAATTAAGTGACCTGTACCCCCATCAGAAATATAAGAATTAGAACCATCATGGTATATTTCTAAATCACCACCAGTACCGAATATAGCTTTGGCACTATCAGCAAACTCTAAAGCATCGTCTGATTTATCCCATACAACATTATTGTTAGCACCTGTAAACGTAACATCTCCATCGTGGGTTGCTCCATCATCAGTTACCGTTCCTGTTACATTTATACCGCCAGAAGCTGTTGCTAGTGTTGCCGTGTTATCGTAATAAAGAGTAACAGCACCATTAGTAATACAGTCTATAAAATTTTCTGTGCCAGCCTCTCGTTGCAAAAACAAGTTACTTGCTTCAATGTATAAACTTCCTGCACCAGTTTCCTTTATGTAAGAAGCATTGCTACTACTATCGTGGTAAATTTGTAAATCATCACCTGCACCAAATACTGCTTTTCCATTATCTCCTAATTTAATGTCATGGTTAAAAGATGCAGTACCTGCGTCTGACATATCCAGAGTTACGGCTGTTACTGTAGTTCCGCCATCATTACCTTGTAATAAAATATCACCATCAGAAATTGAACTATAAATTCTTAGGTTATTACTGTTTTCAGATATTTTTCCAAATTCAGTTCCACCATCTTTTAAACGCAATATGCCATTAGCAGAATCTAAAGATATATCCCCACCTATATCTATGGTGAAATTACCACTATCAGAAATAGTAGAGCCATCTATAGTAATGTCATCTACTGTTAGTGTGGTTAGAGTACCGAGACTTGTAATAGCCGATTGTGCTGCCCCTGTTACTGTAGCTGCCGTTCCTGATACATTACCTGTTACATCACCAGTTATATTTCCTACAAAAGAAGAAGCTGCAAATGCTTTATTGGCACTTAATCTTGAATTGCCATTATCCCAAGTAATGGTTGGTTTAGAACTTGAACCACCAAACTCTATACCTGCACCGTCCGTGTTAGCTAATGAAGTAGCACCTTTGCCTACTCTTATAGTTAAATCTTCTACTGTTAATGTTGATGTATTAAGGGTTACTGTATCTCCGTTTACAGTTAGATCACCTGTTACTGTTAAATCATTGCCTATGGTTACGTCATCAGGTAAAGCTATAGTAATTGCATTGTTAGATACAGTAGTTGTTATCTCGTTTGTTGTTCCACTTATGGTTAAAGTTTCACCAGTGTTGAATGTATCGTTTGAGCCACTGTCTGCTGATAAAGTAAAAGATGTACTTAGTGATGCTGTGGTTGCAGATGTTACCCTGCCTTTTGCGTCTATAGTAACTACAGGAATAGCCGTAGAACTTCCATAACTGGCTGCTGTTACACCAGAAGTACCTAATGATACTGCACCACTACTAACGCTAAAATCACTCGTAAATGAAGCCACACCTTTATTGGAAGAAGTAGCGTCCTCTGCTGAAAAAGTGACTGTGCCTGAACTTTCTGCGACATCTAACCCTTCACCTGCTGCAAATGTAATAGTTCCACCTAAAGCAGTGGCAGTTGTATTAGAACCATCACTGACAGTGATAGTGGAGTTGGCTAACATGGCATTAGTAACTACTCCACTTCCAATTATTAAATCTATAGTGCCATCGCCATCTTCATAAGTAGCTGCTATACCAGTTTCAGTATTACTACTAAACATTGCTCCAACAATGTCTTGAACTCTCTCTGCGTTGACTGTAACTGCACCAGATGAAACTGAGAAATCAGTTGAGTCAAAACTTGCTACCCCTTTGTTACTTGCAGTTGCATCTTCAGCACTAAATGTTACTGTTCCACTTGATTCTGCTACGTCTAAGCCTTCTCCTGCTGCATAAGTTACTGTTCCGCCTAATGCTATAGCTGTGGTGTTGCTTCCGTCTGAAACTGTGATTGATGAATTGGCTAGTTTGGCATTTGCTATAGAGCCTGCCAACATTGCATTAGTTATAACCCCTGAACCTATAACTAAGTCAACTGTTCCGTCTCCATCCTCGTATGTAGCTGCAATACCTGTTTCTGTATTGCTTGAGAACATAGCACCTACTATATCCTGTACTCTTTCAGCGTTTACAGTTACGGCTCCTGAAGAAACAGTAAAGTCCGTGCTATCAAATGATGCTACACCTTTATTGCTACTGGTAGCTTCTTCTGCTGCTATGGTTATCGTATTAGAAGTGGCAGAAGTATCTATACCTTCTCCACCTGCAACAGTTAGAGTTTCGCTGTCTAAATCTATAGCTATTGTTCCACTATCCGTAGTGGCATCTAAATCTTGTGCTGTAACTTGTGCATCTACATAGGCTTTAATGGATTGCTGTGTAGCCAGTTTAGTAGCACTATCTGAGGATAAATCATCTTCATCTAATACTGCTGAACCTGAAACACCTGTATTGAATACTGGTGAGGTTAATGTTTTGTTCGTTAATGTCTGTGAGCCAGTTAATGTGGCTACTGTGCTATCTATTGCAAATGTAACTGCATTTCCACTTCCTGTAGTATCTATTCCAGTTCCACCTGTAAATGTTAATGCTTCTGAATCTAGGTCTATGGATAAAGCACCACCTGAATCTCCTTGAAAGTCTAAGTCTTGTGCCGTTACTTGTGCATCAACGTAAGCCTTAATGCTTTGTTGTGTGGCTAATTTGGTATTGCTGTTAGTTCCTAAGTTATCTTCATCTAGGACACCAGTTACTGATGCTCCACCTGCAGTAAAGGTCAATCCAACTAATTTAGTGGTTAGAGAACTGGCATTACTGGAAGTTGTTGCCAACCATCTTGTATTAGCGTGGTCATATATTACTGTTGAGCCTATATCACTAGAACCTACGGATTCGTCTGCTGTAGTTGCTCCTAATAATGTTTGTGCTCCTGCTAAACCTTGTGTTCCGACTGTTATTACGCTGATAGCGTCTGCGTCAGTAACAGTTACTTTATTTATAGTATTGGTATTAGTTGTTGATACCTTTGATATAGCCATTATCTACTTATGTTCCTTCTTACTGTGTAAGTTCCTTCAAGTATTCTGTAAACACCTGATGAACCATCCACTACTTCTAAATCATACACCCCATCACCTGCAGTTAAATTAGCTGTATCGGCAGCAGATATGCTCAACGTAACAGTCCCTGCAGCACCCCCTAAAGAGATTCTGCTATTTGCTGTTGTGAGTGTTATTACTGGTGAAGAACTTTCAGGAGTCTCCCTCAAGTCCATTTCTGCTGATGCGTAACCAGATAAATTGATTACGGTGTCGCTTGAATCTTTAAGCGTTAGGGTCTGACCAAATGTTGCCCCTTGTTCTATTATAAAATGATGATAACCTGCACTCATACCTTTTTCCTATATCTAGTATGGTATCTACCATCATAAGCGTCTGCTTCGTTAATCTTATCACTATGTACCTAAGATACAATAATGAAATATCAGTAGAGTTATAGGTTAAGAACTTTTCTTCTTAGTAGTTCTCTTTTTAGTAGTCTTTTTAGCAGTAGACTTCTTCTTAGGAGCCTTACCACCTTCCCATGCTTCATTCACATCAGGTGTATCAGGGTCGTCTCCTTTAAGTGTTCCATCTTCATTTCTTGCCCTTACAGGCTCGCTTGTTTCTTCTGCCCCAGTCTCTGCTTTGACTTCCATTGCCCAACCATTCTCTACAAAAGTGTTCATTACGTCTTGTTGCCAATCCTCTTTAGCTTCTACTAATTCATCAGCAACATACAGTTTTGTATCTGTGCCTAATTCATTAGCTGCAGCAGGTTTGGGAACAATGATTTTAAATGTCTTTTTTGCCATGTCTTTTTCCTTGTTAAAGGTAGTGGGGGCATACACCCCCACATCCTATTCTCCTTACGAGTTATGTGCTGTAAAAGCGTTGTCTGTGCTATGTCTAGCACTTCCTCTCACAATCATCGCACCAATAGGTGTTCCGTTTGAGTGAGTTCCAGTCTTAGCTAGTACAACTCTGATATACCTCTTGTTGCCTACATAGCCGATTCTAAAGATACCACCTGCTGTGTCAGGGTTACCATTAGCAGTACCATCTAGTTTCAGGAATATTCCACCTGAATCAATAGTACCATCTACTACACTGGCTTGGGCACAATCAGTGTAAGTTGAGTCGTCATCAGATTCCTCTAAAGAAACCTCAAAATAAACAGAACTAGAAAGAGTATCTCCTTCTGCTCCAACATCAACTAATACAGTTGCACTTTCATAACCTTGTAAATCAACGCCAGTTCCATTACCTGCTGCAGTTTTAACCGCATTGATAATAGAAACAGCAGGAGATATGTTATTAGATAAGTCTTTCATAATTACCCCCCAGCTTACGCTGATACTTTTTGTTTAACAACTGCTTCAGCCTGTATGACCTGTCCACCAACCCTTCTTCTAGCAACGTATCTTACGTTACCTGAAGTAGCTTGTGTGAATGGATCTCTGCTTACAGACAAAGCAACCCTGTCTACAATCATGTATGCTCTTCTGAAGTCACCAAATAGCACAGGGTAAGCATTAGCTGCTACGTCTGGCATATCAGTAGCTTCTACATAAGGATAACCTAATATAGTATTAGGAACTCCTGCTTGTAGAGACATACCTGTTTGGAACACATACTGTCCTGCAGTATCTTTAAGTTTTCTTATAGCAGAAAGTGTGCTTCTGTTAAAAACAAAAGTACCATTTCTTCCATAGTCAGACTTAATGCTGTGAACTAATGTGATCAGACCATCAGCTAGTAATGTACTAGCGTGACCTGAATTAGATTCACCAACATCGCCATTAGTTAATAAACCTTCAGGCTTACCAACAGCGTTACCACTGACAAATGCAGTTCCTTCAGCCTTCGCAAATTGCTCTGCGAATTCTGATTGCATTTCCGCTTCAAGATCAAAGACTGAATCTTCTAAGTTTTGCTCAGAAATATCAACTAAGGCATACAACTCATGTGCAGGCAATTCTTCTAAAGCCACATTATAACCTGTGGTTTCAGACCTTGTTCCTGCTTCTGCTACCCATGAGGCAGAGAATTGTGCTGAACGCTTAGGCACTTGGATTGATCTTTGTCCAGTGCTTCTCACTCTTGCTATTGAACGAATAGGCGAGATTTCTGTTACTGTTTTCAGTAACTCTCTCACATACTCAGGTGGTGCAAGATAACCACCAGTGCTGTCATTGCTGACAGTTAACGCTTTCTTTTCATCAGGCTCTAATCCTTCTAGACCTTTTCTGATAAATTTAGAGAACGATTCACAAGTGTCGTCAATTTGCTTAACGTCATAGCCTGAGTTTGGTCTTTTCATGACCGTTTCAAGCTGTTCCATTTGCTCTTTGATTCCGTCTTGTGCAAGTTTGGCTTGGGTCACCTCTTGGTTGATTACTTCTAAGCCGTCAAGTTTGCTCTCAATGTTAGCAATCTTGTCGTCTAAAAGCGTATCATGACCCTTGCCTGATTCAAGTGCTTCTAACTTTTCGTCATTAGCTTTTTTAAATTCTTCAAAAGCTTGACCCAACTCAGAAACAACTTCTTTTATATCATCAGACATAATTTGCTCCTTACAACTTATTTATGGTTAATGTTAAATGTTTAATGGCATCTACCAGTTCAGCACCATCATCAACCTCTCGCTGAATAAATGCTTGATTGACAGCCTTTGCTGCAACCTTAGATTCAGAACGAGATAAATTGAAAGCATCACGCAGTCCGTTCTCCCATTCTCTAATAGAAATCTCCTCACCCTTCACCTGCCTTACAGTAGCTTTAGGGTTCATAGGAAAAGTCACAAGACTAATTTCCATTAGGTCTACTTCTTTGATAATGCGTTGATTTTTACGCTTATCATAAGAAACCGATTTTGGGTTTACTCTAAAGCCTATGCTGAGACCATCTAGAGCACCCATTTTTAATAATTCATAGGCATCTTTGCCTGCTTGTGTTTTGAGAGCCAACCTCCCCTTAACATAAAGACCGTGAGAATCTTCCCTTATTTCGTCAAACACCCCTATAGGCATATCAGATTTATGTTGATAGAGAAGCTTGACTCCCTTCTCCCCCCTCTGGTCTAAACTTTTTTGGAAAGCACCTTTCTTAATGATGTCATTGCCCAAATCCGTGTTGTTGAATACCGAACCATAACCTTCAAAAGTTCCATCATCTGATTCAGCTTTTATTTCTGATTTAATTTCTATGAAGGATTTTTCTTCATAATCAGCTTCAGTAGTTACTTCTTTATCTTCTACTACTTCAAGATGTTCTTTGTCATTCTCGTTGGAATCTTCAGGCGAATCGTACTGATCTGTACTGACAGCTTGTTCAGGTTCATTAGTTATTAACTCACTGCTCATAGTGCTATCTCCAAATTTATACCTATATATAGTATCTGAATCATTAATCTAACACAACATCTTGTTCATCTGCATAAATAATGACACATCTACAGTTAATTACATTTCTAGCACCGCCTTTTGGGTCACCTGCGTAACCCATAGGAGTACCACCTATATTAAAATCTTCTTCCATACTTCTTTTTTGTCCGTTAGCTGCTGCATGAGATGACCTAGTTCTAAGGTCCCCTGTTGACACCCACTGCTTAACTACTGACATACCCAAATTACTTTGTGCTGCTAAATAATAACTATGGTTAGCAAAACTTGCAGCATTATGTGTTTCTGTTCTAGCTATAGTTGCTGCCCTACCTCTAGTTATAGGCAATACTACATCTGAAATATTTTTGGATATTTGTGCAAGAGTTAAATTATTTTCTCTGCCCTCTATAATTATCCTATTTACTCTGTTTGCCATTCTTTGAGTTATGCCTGATAACACCAATGCCCTTCCTGAATAATAACTGGCAATTACGGCTTCAAAATCTATACTTCTTCCCATTACAAAAACTTCTTCTTCCTTTTTGCCCCTATCATGCAATTCGTTGGCGTTTTGATATACGGCTCTAAATATTTTCCTGTAATGTTGAGACATAGTTGGAAGTAGTTCTTCATTAAGGTCTTGTATAGATGAATTAAGGTCAAAGACTCCGTACTCTTTTATTAAATGTGCCCTAGTGAGTACAAATTTACGAAACAAAGAAGTTAATCTTCTATATAACTGCCTTTCTAAATTATTTCTTAATCGTTGTTGTCTCCGTACTTCCCTTAGAGCACTTATTCTGCCCCTTCGTATATTACGGAACTCTTTTTTAGCTAATGACATTCTTAATGTCTAATACTGCTTTTTCATCTTCATCAAATGGTAATTCTTCAGTTACATCATAGTCATCTATTTCTTCTTCAGCTATAGGGTCTTGTACTTGTGGTGTTTGTTCTTCACCTATAGGGAATAAATTTGCTGATATGTATAATTCATCTGCACCATCTATAGGTGTTAATCCTATTTTTTCTCTGGCTTCGTTTCTAGTCATTATTCCTTCTCTAACAGCACTTGTGATATTTTCATAAGTTTTTTTAGTGCGTTCTGCTAAAGCAGGTATTTGGTCTATATCAAAACAAAAATATAAATCTTCTCCGAACATAGGAACCAACCACTCATTTATATCTGATTCTATTTTTCTAAGATGAGGAATAATAGTTTCTTCATATAAAGCAAGTCTTGCTTCCGCTACGTTAGCGTAAGTCTGTGCATCTGGAACTCCTACTAATTGACTAGGCACTCCAAAACATAATGCTATATCTGTTGCTGCCATGTGCTTCAGGTTTATAAAGTCCATGTCTCTTGGAGACAACCCCATTTCTTTCCAATCAAAGTCTCCTTCAAGAAGCATAGGTCTACCTGCATTAGAAGTACCACTGAACCTGTTATTCATATCAGATAGAAGTTGTTGTCTTTGTGATTCAGTTAAATTAACACTCAAGCCTGCATCGTCTTGTGGTTTAAATACAACTGCTCCACTAGGTCTTGCACCATTACTTAATAAATTGACGTTATGCTTTCCTGACATATTATGTTGGTCAACTTCTATAGAAGCTGCAGACATAGGGGATAGACCATAATAATCATCTAAAGGGTTCCATAATTTGATGTGCTTTACTTCACTGAACCCAGTTGTGTCATCTACTGGGTAACTTGCTTGTACCTTGCCATTAATAACGTAATCATAACTATCAGGTATTGGTCTTGAGCCACCTTTAATAACCATTCTATCTGGTCTTAATAAATGCAGTTCTTTAGGAGCACCAAGTTCTGAGCCTACTCTTAATACATAAGCATTACCGCTTAACAATAAGAATCCAAATACACTATTAAAGAACTCACTGTGAGACTGCAGGGGATTAGGACGAGACAATAGAGATATTATTGGGTGACTCTCTAACACCTGATCCCCTGACTTGACCATGAAAGGTACTGCACTTGCACCTTTAGCTATTTCGTTTACACAGCGATACACGATACTGTTTTTCATGTAGCCTTCTTCAGCTAAATCTTCATATCTGTAATTTCTTGATTTAGATGTTCCAACTCCAAAGTAACCAACCATGTTACCTGTCATTTTTCTTTCTGTTGTATTTCTAGTAAATACGTTTTTTATATTATCCAGTATAGCCATTAGCTTATTCTCCAATTTACTTCGCCCCTTGACCTGCTTATTTCGGATAATCCCCATACTAAAGCATCTAGTCTGTCAGGACTTGGTTTAAGTCTTTCACCTGTGTAGGTTGTCATTTGTGATTCTAGTTCAGGGAAAACGCCCATGTGGTGAACACGCCTTTGTTCATATAGGGCACTAACAGGCTCCGCCCTAACCAACTTTCCACGAGTAGCATGAACACTTCTATAACTTGCGTTGGGGTCTATACCTCTTATAAGTCTTTCCACTAAATCACCGCCATTGTTTACCTCTGCAACTATTCTATCAGCTTCCCACTCGTAGAAAAGATTAATGGCTATTCTTCCCCATTTATCCGCAGAATACTTTCCGCTCTGGTCTTCTAGTACATAATACTCATTATTTGCGTCTTTGCCTACTACTACGATGCCTGTCTCATCTGAATCTTCCCCTGATGTAACTGCAGGGTCTATAGCCACAATTATCTTAGTGAGCTCTCTTTCTTCATTTTCAGGCAGCCTTGTTTCTTCAATCATAGCATTGCTCCACAATGCCCCTTCTACGCTATCTACTATTTCTGCATATAGTTCTTGCCTACCTAAATTAGTTCCTTCATACCTTTCTTTAAGCATAGCCAATGCTGAAGGTGCTAGGTTGGCTTCATTTTCAAATGTGCTTCCTGACGTAACTATTACATCTTCTCTTTCTATAAGTTGTTTAATTAGCGGTGTGGGTTTTGGAGTAGTAGTAATAACGCATTGTGGGTTGTCGCCTAACCTCAAACCAAACATTAATTGGTCAAATGTTTCTGGGTATCTCCATGCAGCTAATTCATCACACCATGCTCTATGAAACTGTGGACCCCTAAGCCTGTCAGGTTCAATAGCAGCGTAACCAATAATTTTGCTGCCATTATCTAATCTTATCTCTGCTGTGGTCTCTGAATAAGACTTCCTTCCTCTTGATGTATAAAAGCAATCATCAGGAATGATAGATAACAATCCACTAGGACCACCAAAACAAACTCTTTTTAGATCTCCAAAAGTAGGTGCTATAACTGCACAAATACTGTCTGGATTGCGTAAAGCGTATAAGGCTATGTCTTGTGCACCTGTTCTAGTCTTACCCCAACCACGACCTGCCAAGATTAACCAGATGTGGTGTTCTTCTTGCGGACTTAGTTGCTTGGCTCTAGCTTTAGTAAGCCAATCAGTGTACAGACTTAGAGTCGCCTTTTCTGCGTTGCTCGGCAATGTTGTCCAACAATCCCAAAGCCTCTCTGAATGTTTCGCTGTCTTTTCCATTTGTTTCTAGGTTTACATTATCTGTAGCTTGCCCTAACGCCAACTTTCCGACCTTCTGCACCTGACCCAATGCTTGACTAAGACTGTTTAAAACCTGAGGTTTAATTTTATCATCTTCAGTGTTTTGTCTTAGGCTTTGTGCTATCTGACCCATTAAGCCTTTAGCCAACTGTAAACTGGTCTTATCAAATTGAACGGCTTCTTGTATAAGTTCCTTCCTTCGTCTTTCATCTAGTTCAATTAAATACTTATCTTGAAACCTTTTTTGTTGAAAAGTCCAATCCTCTCTCTGTGCAGTTTTATATAAAGTGGGTTTAGGAATCCCATAATCAGCAGCTAGTTCATCTATAGAATATAGTTTTCTACCGCCTTTGTTATCTTCTATACCTTGTACAAACTTGTTTCTAATTTCCTCTTTTTTGGTAAGAGTTAGTTTTTTATTTATCTTTTTTTTAACCATAAATTATCACTTTTTATAAAAGGCTAATGACATTCTAAAGTCATATATCTATATGTGTCAAAAAAATAAGTACATTTTGTGCAAATAGGTGTTTACATTTGTAAACATTTCATCTATAATCTACATATTAAGTTAATAAATTGAATAGGAGTAAATTGAATGAATAACTTACCAACCATAACAGACAGAACATTTGGAATAGAAATGGAGTTTGAAGGTGCTGATATTAGAGAAGTAGCCAGAACTCTTAACCAAGTTGTTGAATGTCATTTTGAAGGATACACGCACACAGTATTAGATTACTGGAAAATAGTTACAGATGGTAGCTTGCCTAATTATGATACTTGCGGTGAGATTGTTAGTCCTATACTTAAAGGACAAGAAGGAATAGAACAACTTGCTAAAGTATGTGAAGCCTTAGACACAATAGAAGGAATTCATGTTACTAGAAGATGTGGATTACACATTCATTTAGGAGTTGAAGATTTAACTGTCGGACAGATACAGACTGTATATGAGAGATACGCAGACTACGAAAGTCAAATAGACCTAGTAATGCCAAGAAGCAGAAGAAGAAGCAATGCTCATTGGTGCGGAAGTATTACTGGCAGTAAGAATAGAGTTAAAAGAGCAACTACTAAAAGACGTCTTGCAGGAAGTGCAGGAACTAGATATTTAAAAGTTAATTTAGAATCTTTGGCTAGATACGGAACTATAGAGTTCAGACAACATAGCGGAACTTTAAATTTCACAAAGATTGTTAACTGGTTAAGTTTCTTGATGGCTTTTGTTGAAAAGAGTGTTGCTTTAACACCTGCTAACAGAAGAAGAAGTGTCAGTAAGAACAGACCTTACAATTTAACTAGAACTCTTATAGAGAACAATGGGTATGAAATTGAATACTCTAGACAATACAATGGTTGGATAGTTACAGGTGATGGAATTTCTACTGCCCTTGAGGTCTTATTATTTAATTGTGATTTGAATACCTTTTATGATACTGCAAGAGAAAACAGTTTAGATAGGGTTTCATTAGTTGCATGGTTGGAAAGAAAAGGATTAAACATAACCTTTGTTGATTTTGAAAACATAACAACAGAAGAAGAAACAGTTTCTGAAACGGATAGCGGATGGCTTGATGGTGTAGACCTAAAAGTCAAAAGTTACTTTGAAGAAAGGGAAGATGAACTTAACTAAATATAAGGAGAAAAAAATGAAATATAAATCTTACCTGTATGGTGCTTATGGAAGCAATCTGAATGTGAACCAAATGAAAATGAGGTGTCCTAATGCTGAACCAGTCGGTAGCTTAATGCTGCATGGTTGGGAACTTAAATTCAGAGGGGTTGCTGACGTAGAAGAAGTAGATAATGCCAAAGTTCCACTCGGTTTGTGGAGAATTACGCAGACCTGTGAATCTGCATTAGATACTTATGAAGGTTACCCTCACCTTTACACCAAAAAATTATGCACTGTAAAAGGCATAGAAGAAAAATTGGGTAGTGAAGAAGTTATGCTCTATATAATGAACAGCAAGGGAATTACTCCCCCTAGTATGCCTTATCTAGATTGCATAATAAAAGGCTACAAAGACTTTGGACTTGATGAAGACTATCTCAAGTTTGCATTGAAAGATGCTTACGCAAGAGAAACATTTGTGGATTCATATACTCCCAAGCCAAAGAGAAACTTTAGATTAATTAAATAATCATAAGTTATAGAGCCCTTTAACGAGGGCTCTTTTTTATTTCAACGACCTAAAAGCCGCATGATTAGGGGTATGCTATACCATTACTTGATGCCTTTTTGTTGCTTAAAACGCATTTCTCGCAGCCTAATTTAGTATTTTTAGACTACTTTTGGCTAGTTTTTAGATTTACACAATTCTAAAAGCATTTCTGCAGGCTTATCTCCGAGCACCGATTTGACCACATCTGCTTCGTCTCCACTAAAGACTAGATTCAGTCTATAGAAGTTGGCTGCTTGAACTGCCATGCTTCTTTCTTCTTCTGTTTTTGCTTCTGCTACTTTTCTTTCAACTTCTCTTTGAGCATTTAACGCTTCTGGAGTAAGAGCCTTAATCATAGTTCCATCTGCGGTTTTGTGTTCAGTGCCTGTTACACTATCTTCTGATGTGTCGCTATCAGTAGGAATCCAAGCCGTTCCAAAATCTTCATCAGCCATAGCTTCAGGAGCAGGTATATCTTCAATCATTCTTTGAAGTTCTAAGTCGTCCATCATCAGACTGTCTTGTGCCCAATCTAAGGCTCCTAGTTTTTCTAAGTCCCTCAAAACTTCAGATGTTAATTCAATATCTTCAGAACCCCTTGCTCTGTTGTGCCTTAGAGTAGCTATTCTTGCTTGTTCATAAGTCATCGGAGTAACTACTATAGGTATTTCTGTATACCCTAGAGCCTTTGAACATCTCCATCTGTGTTCACCATCTACTATTCTGAACATACTTTCATCATCTTCGTGCTTTACACACACTATAGGCTGAGTAAATCCATCTTCAGTCATTGACCTTTTTAGCAATTCAAATTCATCATCTGATTGCCTGTTGGGATTATAGGTATTAGGTACAATTTTATCGTGAGTAACGTATTGAATATTTAAAGCCTCTAATACTTTATTCTTCTTTTCTACTTCTGCCTTACCTTTAGTTCTAGCCATGTTTTCTCCTGTTATTTTGATTATTTAAAAAGTTGGTTTTCCGCCCCAAGTACCAGAACCTTCTCTAAAGTATTCTGGCTCCATATAGGGAAGCGTTCCTTGTTTCAAAGAAAAGGGGTCTCCGTTGTATAGGTTTATTGCTAATTTTTTCCATGAACCATTCGGATTTGCTCTTATAGAATTTACCTGCGGAAAATCCATAGCAGAACCGTTTTGTTTGTTGAACTTTCTTAGTTCAGATTCCATAACTTTCACTGCCCTTTCTGCTATCCAATCTGGTGCTTCTTCTATACATTCTCTTTTAAAACATTCTTCCCACGTTTCTCCTGACTTTCTTATAGGTTGACATGATATTTTTCCGAATTGAGCAGCGGTCCTAATGCCGTCTAATCTATGACATACTGAATCAAACCATCTTGGAAATGCTTTCTGACCTAATTGTAAATCAGGGATTCCTGCAGTCGTCATTGTTAAAGGTGCAATTCTGAGTTTATTTTTTGACCTTCCATGTTTTACCATTACATCGTAAGCATGATTGTAGTCCCATTTAAAATCTCCTATTGCTTTCCAAATATCTCCATCTGTCCAATCATATATTGGTCTTAGATACTTTACTCCTATTTCATTGCCTTTAGTTATGTGACCTTTGCTTGAAAACAACCCCATACGTCTATTAGGACTCTCTTGTACTCTCAGTCCGATACAAGCCATTAGGTCCTTGCCTTCTTCAACAGGAAACCTTTCTGGTGTAACTAACGCAGTTATATTCTGTTCTTCAATCTTATACGCATAAGGTGGTGGCTTCCTTACCCAATCATCAGGGTTAACTGCTTCATCAAAAATCCACCAATAAGGTAAATTTCTATTGAATACATTTATAACAGGTTGACCTGCGTAAACATGATGCATATTTACTTCAGGTCTTTGGGCAACTCTATCTAAGTATTCGTATGTATTCGGAAACAATATTTCTTCATCACGATGTATAACATTTATTGGAAGCTTACCTGCTGCATCAGCAGCCATTATCGCAAGTTCCATGCAGACCGTGCTGTCTTTGCCTCCGCTTTGGGAAATTACTATCGTGTGCCCTTGCTCGTAAACTTCTTGGAGTCTATTTAAAGCTGCATCAAATACGTTTAGGTTTAAATTTAGCTTCATAACTGTAATATCAATAAATAGTATTTACACTTAGAAAGGTTGTGAATGTTTTTGTTCATACTTCTGTATATATCTTTTAATGTCTCACTTTTATTGTCATATTCTATACTAGAAAGACCCAATGTGTACGACCAATCATAATCTATATTATCTAATAAGTCTTGTATTTGTTTATAAGTAAACCTGTAAGGGTCAATAGTCTCTCCCCCTTCATGGCTGACAACTTCATAATCAACAGAACTATTTAAAAAAGTTACATATAGGAATCCACCTTTCTTTATATAATCAAAAAGTTTTATAAACCCTTCTTCCCCACAATAATCCGTTATAGAAAAAAGGCTTGTAACTAAATCATATTTATTTTCATCAGAATAACTCATAAAATCTTTATGAAGGAATTTATACTGTTTGTGTTTTGCCTTTGCTTGTGAAAGCATCTTTTCACTTATATCTAAACCTAAATAGTTATAGGGTTTAATTTCTTCTCTGAACAAATCTAAAAACAACCCTGTTCCTGCCCCACAATCTAATACAGTCTTATTTTGTGCATAAGCTGCAGGAGGCAAACAATCAATTAGAACCTTGTTTTCAGCTTTTATTATTTTGTGATTTTCTTTACTGTTATATATATCGTCATATCTAGAAGCAGCCGCATCATATAATTCTTGTATGTTTTTCAATGGGATGCTCCTAAACTGTCCAGTTTTCTTGGATTTCTACTGCTCTTTCCTCAAAAACTCTTTTTTTGTGATTATAAAATAATTTGCATTCCCCAATCTGACCATATAATCCCTGCTCTCTAATCTTTCTTGTGATTATATTTATAGAGTCATCATCAAAGTCTCTGTGTACTGTAATTACAGCATCACTTTGATTGTGCCAATGAGAAGCACCTGCTATGTCATAAGCGGTTGGTGGTGCATAACCGCCATCGTTTTCTTTTTGCATCTTGGTAGGATGTGCTACTACCCAAACAGTGCAATCATGAACCCTTGCAAACTTTTTACAGTTAGAAATAAAATCCCTTATGTGTTCATCTTCTCTATAGTTGCCCCTTCTTCTAGCATCTACTTCATTGTAAGGGTCTATGACCAACCCATTAATTCCGAACTTTAATACGCTTTGTTTGGCTATATCTAATATCTTCTCAATGTTGGGTATGTGTTCCCTTGTCTCAATAAAATAAAAATGCTCATTTACCCAATCTAGAGCATTGTGCAACTCATCAGTGCTCATTCTTCCTTCTATGCTTTTATCAAAAGGTTTTTCTGAAACTATTTGTGCAAGCCTTCTTATGTGCATACTGGTAGAGTGCTCTGGACTAAACATAGCAAACTTCCATCCATGCTTTCTAGCTATGTTAACTAGAAACTGGTCTAGAACTGTGCTTTTTCCATGATTAGGTATGCCAGTCCAAACATGAAATGTTCCTTTTAACACTTTGTATATCCTATCTATAGAAGGAAACCCTATCTCAATAGGCTTTGTATAATTGCCATTAAATAAATCTATGACTTGGCTAGTATAATTGTTAACAGTATATAAACCATCCACTGGATAAGGCTTTGCCTTTTCTACTATTTTTTTTAAAGTGGCAGCACCATGCTTAACCAAAACATCATTAGCATCTTTACAATCTTTAGGAACTTCTACATACCAACACCTGTCTTTTCCAAACCTATGAAGCAACTCCTTATTTAAGTTTTCTCCTGCCCCATCATTATCTACAAAAATAATTATTTTTTTTGCTTTTAATGGATATGCCTGCAAACAACTAAACCTTTTATCATTTTCTTTGAAGTTTGCCTGTGCAGGAGCTCCATCAGGTAGAGTTGTTGCATTACGAAACCCTACTTCCCACAAACTTAAAACATCTATTTCACCCTCTACAAATATAACCGTATCTGAATCTTTTACTGCCTTATAGTTATATAAAGATTTTTTAGCATTAGGAGTTTGCTTAAATTGTTTGTCTACAGTTCTGAACTTTATATTGTCGCATCGGTTATTGTGTGGATTGTAGGGCATAGCTATCCACTTACTATCTTTAGTATGAACACAATGGTATTCGTATGTCTCTCTGCTTATTGAACGAGAAATAAAATAGTCATCAAGAAACTTTGTGTGCTTTGTGTTTTCTATAGTTATTGGTTCTGCAGCCTTTGGCTTATTAACACTTTTAGTTATTGGTGTTGTTTTATCGTATACAGAGCCAGTGTCTTCACAGTGATGACAAAACCATACAGCACTATCTATATCAATAGTTACAGAAAGAGGTCTATCTGAAGCTTTGTGTGGTGGTTGACACTTTGGACATTTTGTTTTGTGTGTTCCTTCTGTGTAATTTTTTAATCTTATATTGTTTTCTAGTAGCTTATCCTGCAAGTGCATTTTTACCCCCTTTCTTAGTTTTTAGTTTGTCTTTAGTATAGGCGGTAGTGGGTGTCCTAAGAGTAAGGACATGGGCGTCCACACTCAAAAAATACCTGTTTGAAGTACCAGAACGCATTTCCTTCCTTATTAAATTATTTTGCTCTAACCAAGCTAAACACCTTCTTACTTGTCTATCTGAAATACCGCAAATACTAGCTATATGCTTTTCACTAGGATAGCAAGAGTGCTCTTGGTCTGCGTAGTTTGATAGAATAAAAAGGACTAATTTAGTTGAAGGGGTATTACATTTTTGGCGTTTACACCAACCTATTGCTTCTATAGACATAGTAACCCATTATGTACTAGATAGATTTATCTGGCAAGACATTAAAATCATAAAAGTCATTTGCCGTTACTAGACCCCCTGTAACTTCATAAATAATTTGCATTTCTTCTTTTCTGGGAATTCTTTTATCCTGACACCATTTAGAAATTGCGTGTTTAGAAAATGTACCACCAAGCCTTTTAGACTCATCTAAAAATTTATCTTGGGTAATTTTATGTTTACTCAAATAATCAGATAATTTCATGATGGCTAGAATACATCATTTGTTCTTGTAAATCCACCCATATTGTACTAAAATAGCACATCTAAATTGATATTAACCTGAAAACACATAATATGAATACAAATAATCCTTTTGAACAACATAATGTTGACCACCTTTCCCCCTCATCTATAAACGAATTTATAAACAACCCTACACACTGGCTATTAAAAGTTAGTGGATATAAAGAAAATTTTGGCATTCCTGCTTTTTGGAGGGGTACTGCAATAGACAACACTATAGAAAAGTCTTTGTTTGATATGAGGTTATCAGAAAAAAGCCTTGTAACTTATGCACTAGATGTTTTTGACCAACGTGAATATGATGCCATGCAGGGCGGTCTTGCTTATAACAAGGCAAAAGCACAGACTGAAAGAAACGTATTAGTGGACTATATAAAAATTGCGATACCTTTTTTTAGACAGTTAGGAAAGCCAATAAAGTCTCAAGGGAAAATAAAACTAGAATATGAAGAAATTCCCATTCCAATAATCGGCTATTATGACCTCTATTATGAAGGCATAGTGCGTGATATAAAAACCACGAATAGAATGCCGAGTGTATTACCGAATTCTTATAGCAGGCAGTTATCTATATATGCTACTGCTTTAGAAGCCGTTCCTTTAGTTGATTATGTATATGCCACAAAGACTACACAAGAAGTCCGAACTGTGCCTGTACCTGATGTAGAGGAGCACATGAAAGTTGTTAGGAAAGCCTGTGGTTCTATGATGAACTTACTGTCTTATTCTGATGACATTAAACAGGTGGCTAGTTTATTAGTACCAGACTTTGACGACTGGCGGTGGTCAAATAAAGAGAAAATAGCTGCTGCTGAACTTTTTAACTTGAAATAGAGGTAAATATGGATAAATTGATAAGTGCAATAGTTGAAGCACAAAAAAAAATCAACGATGCAAATAGGTCTGCAATAAATGAGTTCTTTAAAAACAAAAGAAACACATCAGGTAGTCCTTACGCAACATTAGAAGATGTTATACAGGCGGTAAAAGAGCCTTTACTAGAGCAAGGTGTTTTGTATCAACAAATATCTGAGCAAGTAGAGGGTGGAGTTTGTATAGAGACTGTGTTCATAGGACATGGCTCTAGGCTAGAAACAGGAAAAATATTTGTTCCTGCTGATAAGCAGACACCACACGGCTACGGCTCTGCACTGACGTATGCTCGCAGGTACTCATTATCTTTAGCTTGCGGTATTGGTGCTGCTGATGATGATGCTAATAAAGCAGAAGAAACAGTCAAAAAGGTCGCAAAAGTAAAGCCTTTACCTAAGACTGCATCTAAGCATGAACCTGCCATGAAAGAAGATGCTAAATATCATATAGTTAATTCAGATGGTAACATGATTGCATCAGCAGATGACGAAGGAAAGTTCTTAGAACTATGCAGAAGTTTTTTAAAGAATCCTGAAAAAGCTGCTTGCCAAGAAATATATAAGTCAAACGAGAATACCATCAAGAAGGCTTTAATAGCTTCTTCTAATGACACTAAGAAAGCATTAGAAAATCTTATATCTTTATATGAAAACAAGGGAGAAAAATAAAATGAATCTAAATAAAATAGATGCAGAAATAGTGCACATGAAACCCAAAAGCAAAGCAACGCACAAACAAGACCTTAACTGGTGCGTATGGCGATGTATGTCAGATGGACGTTGGTGGACTTTTTGGGAATTACAAGACGCTATACAAAGAAACACAGGAAAGTTCTATGGTGAGCCAACTATAAGTGCTGCCATACGGAATATGCGTAAGTATGAATGTCGTGTAAGATTTGGATTGCCATTAGATATGGGTGTGGAAATAATTACCAAGAAGCGTATATCTGGGGGCAAAGGTTATAAATATAGAATGTTAGAGGTATCTAATTATGGATAAACAATTTGATGATGAATTAAAAGGTGTCTTTTTTAAAGAGAACCAAGCAGAAGTTATGTGGACAGGAAACATGACTAAAGGCGGAGAAAAAGGTTACTACAGAATAGTTCAAAGTGAAAACCGCGATGGTAAAAAGAAACTAGAACTTATGAAATCTGTAGGTCTTATTTATGCAACCTCAGAAGAAGAAAAAACCAGTCCCAATAGTCCAGACTTTGGCGGAAGGGTTACTGTAGATAAAGATAAGCTAAAGTTTGGAAGTTGGCTAAAACTATCTGCAAGCGGTATTGATTATCTGAGTGCATCTTTTAAAAAGATTGACGAAGAAGATGAAGCACCATTTTAAGTTCAATGGAAGAACAAAATGAACTGTGGATTCACAGAATAAGAAAGTTAGCCAAACCCATCAGAAAAGCTGAGTATGAAATACTAAAAAGCGATGCAGATATAAAAAGACTGCTCGCCAAATTAAAAACTATAGCTATGGCGGAAGGGCACAAAACAGTAGCATCCCAAGAGGTATTTGCTGAAAATAATCCTGAACTATATAGAATAAGGTTGCAGCTTGCGGTTAATAAAGCAAACCTTTCTAGTTTGAAAGTAGAACTCAAAGCACTTGAAGTAGGTTTTGAGGAATGGCGAACAAAAATGGTAAATGCAAGAGAAGAAGCAAAAAGATACGGAGCATAAATTTTCAGATGATTTGCTTATTATTATTTCAGCTTTTATTGAATCAATAAAAACAGTTAAAGGACTTGAGAAATATTGGTTGTCTAATAAAAAAGCAATCAAAACAATGCGTGATTTCAATGAGCAAAATTATCATAAATTAATTGAAAACTTTAAATCAGCTAAAGCTATCATAATAGAGGGAGAAAAAAATGAAGAAAACACTTGAGGAAATTCTAAAAGAAAAGTTAAAGAAAGAAGGGGTAAGTGATAAATGGATGCAGGAACATCTTATTGTCATAGATGGCAGGGAAGATAAAAAAGATAAGCCTAATGAAAGGTAGAAGTCCAACTTCTAAAGAAAAGGAGCACATGGCAAAAGTACGAGAACTTGGCTGCATCGTATGTCGTAAAAAGGGTTTTTATTATGTGCCTAGCGAAATACATCATATAGAAGGAAAAACGAAGGAAGGTGCTCATTTTTTAGTCTTGCCTTTATGTTTTGAACACCACCGAAGGGGCGGCGATAAAGAACCAATAAGCAGACACCCATATAAAAGAAAGTTCGTTGAAGCCTACGGCTCTGAATATGAACTTTTAGAAGAAGTAAATTCATTAATAGTAGAAGATATAGACCACTTACCTTTTTAAATTAGGTACATTTTGTACTTGTTTATTTATGTAAACATTGTTATACTATCACCATGTTAAATAATAAATTGAGCCGAAAGGCAGGAGAAAAAAATGATTAGCATAAATTTAAACTGTTTTGATTGTAATGAAATGTCTACAGATGAAATCGTTAATGCAGTGATACCTCAATTAGTTACTGCTATTAAAGAAAAAGCGTATGTAAATGGATATAAAGCCACTGATGCAGAAGCTTTAGGTCTTGTAGTAAGTAAGTTTTGCAAATGGGATAGAGGAGACATCCTTAACGTAGCTTGTGAAGCTTTAGAAGATTCAAATTTCCATGATGACGTTGCAACTATTGAAAGCAAATTATTCATGAAGGAGCAATCATAATGTTACAGGACAAAGATTACGAATTAATAAATGACCTCTGGACATTAAGAGACAGAGAAGATTTAAAACATGATTGCATTAATTATGTAGAGTCTAACTTTCGCAAAAAGCCATTAGTTGTACTTGTGATAGATTTTTTGCAGTTAGCCGTTTCAATGAATGGTTTATCATCTAAAAATTTAGACATGATGTATGAAGATAGCCTTCAATTTGAGGAGTGTACCAATGAATACTAATAAGAATTTAGAAGTGCTTTTAAATGATTTGAGCAATAAATATGATGTTGATTTATTTAATTTGCCGCTTGCTTCAGTTAAAGAAGTTTTAAATGATAAGGACTGGAACGCTTTGCATCAAGTAATAAAGTACGGCAACTCTAAACAGAACAATGAATAATACAGTCTTACAGAAACTAATATATATGTACCAAGACGTACATTATCTAAATGAAAGAGTTGGTATGCCACCGCATTTTAATCTAATGGTTGAACCTATACCTGAAAATGTAAGGCAAGAGTATTTCAAGGCTATGAGCCAAGAGATACAACAGGCAGCAAAGTTCTACATAGACCAAAAAGATGAACACAACATATTAAGCGAACAGGAAGTAGAAAAAATTATTCCTGCTATGCCTGTATATGCACCCTACAAACTTTTATTCATACAGATAGAAACACCTGATGCAGTAATGAATGTGCTAGTGCGTGAATTGGACTATACTGCTGAGGAAACAGACGAACCTATTTTCTTGATGTCTATGCTTATGTATGACAGAGAAAATGGATATTTTGTGCATGACTATTCTCAGTATGCGTTTACATTTCATAAAGGGGAAGTGTTCATTGAAGGGTTAGGCGAAAGTGGTAAAACACTTACGGCAGAGGATTATACATATTGGGTTCAAGGGCATTTTGTAGATTACATAATCACTGACCCTGATGAACAAGGGCAATATACAAATGTATCACTAAATATTTGGACTAAAATGGTATCAAGTGCGTTTATCACGTTGAACATTATGTTGAATTATCCTGAGATTACTCAGTCAAAAGATGTGCAAGGTAGACCAAACACAACCGATGGTCACACGAGGTTAAAAAAGTTTACGCATACTGTCTTGGCAGAGAGACCTAGCTATGAGCATAAAACTTTGAAGCTAGATATGTATGGAAACGATGAAGCAGGTGGTGGTTGTGGAAACAGTAGGTCAAGTGGTACTGCGTTCCATAGTGTGAGAAAACATATTAGAAAACTGGCTAATGGCAAAACAACTTTTGTGAAGGCACACTTCAGGGGTTCTAAAGATGTTGGTATCATAGATAAAGATTACGAGGTGAAATAATGACAGGTGAAGAACTAAAAGAATTAAGAAAAGATACTAATACAACTCAATCTGAAATTGCAGATTATTTGGGTTACTACACAAATGGTATACCAAATAGGTCAGTAATTTCTAGATGGGAAAAGGGCAGAACACCCATAAACCCTCGTATCAGTATGTTGCTAGCACAATTTTTTAAAAAAATAGAAGAAAAGGAGACAGTTTAGTCATGGATTATATATACACATTTTTTGTTGACCCCAAAGAAAGAATCATACAACATAAAAAAATAAGTCAAAAAGACTGGTATGAAGAAATGAGAGCAGATATAGGTTGCAGGCTTATAGAAACTCAAGCAGTCATAGATGCACCTGCAACTCGTTGGTGGGGAGACGAAGAAGGTCTATTAAAAAGTGATGAAGAAAGATATTTTTTCAAATTTTCTACATTACAAAATATAGACAATGGCATCAGAGTTTATGACCACAGTAAAGCAACAAAGGATTATATAAAAAACTTTGATTCTTTTTGGACTCCACCAATAGTTTGGGAGTTTTGTGGTCCATGTTTTTTTACTGGTGTAACAGAGACAGAGGAAGGGGAAGATTTAGCAAGCGTACAGTTGCCCCTTTGGCAATTTGCTCAGTGCATAGAGTTTATGCACGAAGGTTATCAAGTAGAACCTTCTATTGAATTTATTAGTATATGAGAAAAGCAACACAAAATCATTTATTACGTCACGAACCTAAATGTGGTTCTAGGGGAAAGAAAACAAGTATAGGCAGAGGAAATGTTGGAACATCCACCATGAACAAACACAAAAAGCGTATGCGTAAAGCTAAATATAGGGGACAAGGCAAATGAAAGACATTGAAGATTTTAAAGATGAATGGAGAAATGAGGTAAAGTCTGACGTAACATTTAAAGAAATTAATTTACCTAAAGATAAGTATTTGCAAGCAAAAAAAGATACAAGAATAACTGCTAGAGCCAATCAAGAATATCAAGATAAATTAAAAGAAATGTCTAAAACTTATAATCTAGCAGAAGGAGTTTTACTTTCTTATATGATTGATTATTTTTATGAACACTTAATGGAGAAAACAAATGAAAGATAATACTTATGGCGATTATTCTAAAGAAGAAGAATATGGACAAGCACCTACAGAGCCACATGATGAATATGGCAGACCTGTTAAAAAAAGGAAAATGCCTAAGAACTGGGCAAAAAAAATAGCTGCTTACAACAACAATAGAAGAAATTAAATGACTAAATTTAGAGATATTCTATTTTATACAGTAATAGGTTTATTGTTTGGGTGTTTTGTATTGGCATTAATGCTAATTTGTTTGCCTTATTATTTGGGCAGGGAACTATGGCATAGATTAGAAGATTGGCAAATGAATAGAAATTAATAAAAAAATGGGGGAGAAAATGTACGAAGTATTTAAGTACGATAAGAAGAATAGCTATTTCAATAACTTCTATAACTGGTGGGCATTAGACTGTGAGGAAAAAAGAGGATTCGGACAAAAGCCTTACACAGACGAAGAAGCTATAGCTAAATTTAACCAGTATTACGGTCATTACAATAAATAATTGTTCAAATTTTAACCAGTTGGTAAAATAGACCTTTAATCATGGGGGGAAATGCAATGACGCAATATGATTATAAAGTTGATTCGGTTAGACAAAGATTGAAGGCTGAAGAATTGGATAGACAAATAGAATCTTACTATGCTGATTCTAAAATGGTCAGAACTAGATATAGGAGTGGACGTATTTTGATAAAATACAAAGACCCTAATCTACATTCAGTTGAAATATTTGAAGAACCTATATGAATAGTTGGTGGTACGCTTGGGATGCAGAACTTTCTGAGTCTGCTTGTGATGAACTTCGTATGCTCATTACCCAAGTTGACACCAAGCTAGGAGAAGTTGGTCACGACAATACCAGTCTTAACAAAAAGATAAGGTCATCTGAAATAGTAGGCATTGATTACAACAATCCTTATTCAGACTTTATCAATAGCCTTGTCTACAAATATATAGTCATGGCTAATAGGGAAAGTTTTGGCTTTAACTTAAATGGAATGTATGAGTTCCAATTAGGTAAATATAAATCAGGAGACTTTTACACTGAGCACATGGACTGTAACTTGTTAAATAATGCTTCTCAAAGAAAGCTAAGTGTTACTGTTCAGCTTAGTCACAGCAAGGAATATGAAGGTGGAGACTTTGTTTTTACTAAAGATATACCCACACCTGACCAAGAATTAATTAGGCAAAAGGGCACAGTTATCGTGTTTCCTTCTTTCTTATATCATCAAGTAATGCCTGTTACCAAAGGAACTAGATATTCTTTAGTGGGTTGGTATGAGGGTAATGATTGGATTTAGAGAAGGGCAGAACGAATGTCCTACCCAGTATTCTCTCCACTTTTCTCACTTTGATACTTGATGTTCAACCCTGCTAGGGTACAAAGCCGATTTTTTTCATCAAGTCCTTTTGGAGTAATAGCAAAGCCTTCTTCTTCTTTGGCTACAAAGCCGTCGTTGACTACTTCTTCTAAATGTTCTTGTGGTGTTTCTTCTTTGAACATTACTGACAGTATTGCCCCAAGTCTTTTGTTCTGTTTCTTTGACAGTGCCATCAGACAGCGTACCACTCTCCACCTTGAAACATAATAGCTTCCGCTTCTCTGCGTCTAACTAAACCATTTAATACTTCACCACCTGCTTTATTCCATCTTTTCATTTGTGCAGGAACTTCGTCATACTTACCTTCATTCAAAACTTTTAACATTGTGCTTTCTTGTAAGTTTCCTGAACCTAAGTTAAAGACCCAAGCAACCAATGCATCAAATTGACATTGCTTGAGAGGAACTTTGACCATCTTATTTATATAATCTTCATATTCAGGCAGTTCTTCCTGTAATAAATGTTCTGCTTCATCTTGGTTAATCTTGTCGCCTTCCCTAACTCCTTTTATAGTTCCATATCCTATTGTCCAGATTCCTACGCTGTCCTGATACGCTTCTAACCTACAACCTTCAAACTTTTTAATTAACGAGATTCCTTCTTCGCTTATTATTTGCATATTATTCTCCCCAAGTTCCATCTTCTCGGACTTTGGCTTTCTTAGTACCACCCCAATATTCCACTGCATGACCTTCATCAATAAGCGTCTTACAAATGTCATTACCTTCTGCATCATAGGGTATTCCTAATATTCTTCCGTATTTGCCTTTTCCTAAAGATTTAACTTTAAATGTGCCTTCGCACAATTCTATTAATCTTTCTTTAGCTTTAAGACCTAATGCCTTTTCAGCTAAGTTCCTTGTTCTGCTCTCAGGGGTATCTATCCCTGCGAGCCTTACCCTTTGTTTGTGTAATTGAACATCAAAGCCTAAGTCCAACGTACAATCAAGGGTGTCCCCATCAACCACCCTGTCTAGAGTTGCTCTGTATACAAAAGCGTCAGGGGATTCACTCATTTCTTAGGTGCTACTTCTTTAGCCTTTCCCACGTTCAAGGCACACCAATCTAGGACTTTGTAAATCTTTCCTATGATTTGGTCGTCTTTAGGTGTTGGTGTTAAGGCACACACCAAAGATGCAGCCATAACAATAAAGGGAATAACTTGTGCTACTCTAACTAGCCACTCTATGATTTCTAACATAATTACCTCCTACTATGTTTAGATAGGATTGATTCTATAACAGATTATTCCTTTTTTGTATCATCTTCTTCTTTATCTAGACTTCTGTAATACTTAATGATGCTTAAAATATCTTTTGTATATCTGGTTATTTCAGCCATGTCCATGCTTAGATTTTCGTATTCTTTACTGGTTAAGGAGTAATAAGCACGCTTCGGAGCATCTCCATTTTCAAGATTTTTAAGATATTCTTCCATTCTTTCTGGGGTCATAACCTCCCAATCAACATCAGATAAACTCATGGGATATGGTAGAGGTGGGTGATAAATAGGTGGTCTTTCAGATATTGTTTTGACCTGCACTGGTTTTACTTGCGGTTGCATTAGAGAACAACTCGCCATAAATATACTAAGACTAATTACTGCTAGGTGCTTCATCAAACTGGTTTGGATTACTTAACTTTTCAAGAGTTGCCATGACTCTTGCTGATGCTTTATTAATTCTATTCTGTAAATCTTCTGGGTTTGCTAACGCAGATTCATCTAAATCTAAGTTGGAAAATGTTTTTCTTAGCCTATTAACATCTTTCATGGCTTGTCTATTTTCCTCAGCGAGATTATTCATCTGCTGTTGCTGTTGTTTTGCTTGTTCTAAATGCCTTTCTATGGCTTCGTTCTGTTCTTGTATTTGTGTCTCAAGGACTATTTGATTCCCTTTCAGGGTAGCTATCTGGTCGTTTAGATAATCAATGTAATACCAAGAACTTGCTAATGTTACTAATAACAATCCGCCTAGTATTAGTGATAATTTCATTCCCATGTATACACTTGTAATGGTTTTTCTTTACCTTTGACCTTCAAAGGCTCTAATTTTTTTAAATTATAGTCACTCTTTATAGCAGTATTGTAACCAATGAGCAAATCTACTCCTGCTTCTTTAGTGCCACTTTCTAACCTTGCACCTGTATTAACTGCATCACCTATTGCCGTATAGTCAAATCTTGATTCACTGCCCATATTTCCTATCACTGCATATCCAGTATTGATGCCTATGCCTATAGCAACAGGCGGTAAATCCTTTTCAGCTAGTTCTTCACTCAGCAATTCCATATTCTTTTTTATATCTAAAGCACAATCTATAGCCTTATTTTCATGGAAATCTTGGTCTAAAGGAGCATTGAATATAGCCATCATTGCATCCCCTATGTATTTATCCACCATCCCCCCATGAGCCTGAACTGCTTTTTGTTGAGCAGTAAGTGCTTTATTCATAATATAAGTTACATCTTGGGGATCTAATTTTTCTGACATTGAGGTAAACCCACGAACATCAGTAAATAAAAATGATGCATAGCGAGTTTCTCCGCCTAGCTTTAACAAATTTGGATTTTTTTGTAACTCTTTTACCTGTCTTGGGTCTAGGTAATGCTCAAATTGTTTTTTAATCTGCTGTCTTAATTTGTATTGCTCTCTAAATCTCATATAGAAAGCTACAGAACCAGTTATAAATTGAGATATTAATGCCCAAGTTACATCTATTAGTAATCCTTGTTGAATAGTCCAGAAGCCAAAATAAGCCGTTGTAAGCATTAAAGATATAAATAGGGTAATACCAAGCGTAATACCAAAAACGTGCAGGAGAAGCCACGCAAATAGCACTGAGAGGGCAAATATACCTACCTCTAGTGCTAAAGCATAGTCAGGAACATAAGGACTGTTTTCAATAAGTATAGACTCTGCTAATGCAGCCTGAATCTTATGTGGTTCCAAAAGTTGATTATTAGGAACAGCTAATTGGGGCATTATTCCTTTTGCAGTAAAACCAACAAATACAAACTTATTTTCTACATCCATTTCTTTGAGGTCTGTCTGCGGAGTATCTACCCACGAAACCCATTTACGACCAAGAGCATCAGTTTTCACAGGCAGTAAACCTTTTACTCTTATTTCCTCTATTCCTAATTCATTAGTTTTGATAACGTATGTATCAGCACCAGTTAATATTTTTAATACTTCAGTACCATACGCAGGGACCCAACCATCAGGAGTTCTTAGCAATAAAGGTAATCTTCTTATCAATGAATCAACTTCTACTCTAGCAACTGCTATACCTTGATTGGCGTTCTCTTTAAGTATATCTATATTTTGAATAACCCCCTGTGCATCTATACCACCTTTGTCATCACCCATAATGACAGTTCCTGTTGTCGGTGGAAAATCTCCGTTATCATTTTCAAACATTGCCAAGATACTTGGTGCGTAAGATAAGGCTTCAGAGAATTCTGCATCTCCGCCAAATCTATCTGGTTGAGGAAAGGCAACTACCCAACCGACACCTATTGCTCCACTATTTAAAATTTCTACCTGTATTTCAGCGAGCCTTTGTCTACTCAGTGGGTAGCCACCCTCTCTAGTTATATCATCTTCTGTGATATTAAGTATAGTGAAATATCCAGAAGGCTGTTGTTCTGGAACTAATACATCAAATGTTTTTAGTTTTAAGGTTTCACGTGGAACGTTTTCAAACACTAAAGGCATACCCAATAGAACTAAAAGAACTATTGGTATTACCCTCTTAATCATATTGGGTAATTGTTAGAGTTTTATTGCAATTTGTTACGCAGTTATAGGTAGCTGTAAAAGATTTATTTGTAGTTCCGCTTTGAGTTACTGATACGTTGTAATCGTCTTTATAGAAATTTAGCCTAGCAGTATGGTCTCCTGAGCCTGATTGATTTATAGACGCTGTTCCATCATCTGCGTCTGAATACCAAAACACATCTGCATCATGGTCTCCACTTCCTGATTGAGTTATGGTCGTTGTATTTCCATCAGCGTAGTTATAGTTGTATATATAAGCATTATGATGCCCTGTTCCAGATTGAGTTATAGTGCTAGTAGCATCATCTCCAAATGCCAATATCTTTGCGTACTTGTTGTTTCCAGTTTGCGATATTGAATAGGTAGTATCATCTCCTGCCATTAATATCTCTCCATGATTATCGTCTCCATTTTGAGTTATAGTTGCAGTATTGTCGTCTTGGTCTAAATCTAAATATCCGTAATTGTCATCACCTGTCTGGGTTATGGTGAAGTTATTATCTGTGTGATTAGACCATTGAGAATAGGCTTTAGTCGTATTTCCTGAGCCTGTAGTGGTTAAATTGATAGTTGCCCTAGTACAAGTATGGGTTTGGTAGACTCCGTTGCTTAAACCACAATAGACAGTGGCATTGTTTGTATATCCCACCTGTTTAATATTGATAACAGAATCATTACCTTTCTGCTGTATGACAGTTGAATTGTTTCCTGCAAAAAGGGGAAAACTAATCAGACTGATTAATAATAATCGTACCATCACCTCCACCATTTACTGTTATATTTATAAATTTTCCACCTGCTAATATTTGAATGTTATAAGCACTCCTCTTTTCTATCTGTAAGTCTATCGTATTTTCCACACTTCTGAAAAAATTTAGCATCTCACCTTCTACAAAACTATACACTTGTGCCTTTGGGTCATAACCTGCAATGATGCCCTCTAAGGTAACATCACCTATTTTTGAGACTTCATCTTCGCCTTCTATAAAAGCCAATAGGTCTATTAAGAAATCTACGTTTAATAAATCTATGGATAACCTGTCTATTTCAAGTTCATCTTCTTCTAATTCATCTTCATCAAAGTTTTCTTCTAAAAAGTCTACATCCAGAACATTAGTGCTTCTGGTGTTTTGTTCATCAACGGCTTCTTGTACTTCATCTGGTGGATTAACTATTAAAAGGTTATTAATGAAGTTTAAGGTCATATTTACTAAAGTGACTGGTTTGGTAGGGGGTGCTTCAGAAACGCTTACCATAGTCGCCTGAAAGGGCTTATTTAGGATTTCTATACCTGCTGCAGTCTCTACTGTTATTTCCCCTGAACTTGTACCATCTTCATTCGGAAGCAATATCACCAGTGATCGCCCTATTTCGTCTACAGTCGTAGTAAAATCTGTACCACGAATAGATATGTCTGCACTTGGCGTCTTAATAGATATATTTTTTTTATCTATCTTTCCGAGTTTTCCAGTTATAAATCTTGCAGTACCACTAGCCATATTGAGAGCCAGTCTTGATTTACTTGGATTTGGGTCATAGATGTATTCATCTACAACTATTTTAGAATGTTCTGTTAACTTAATAACTGAATCATCTAAAAACTGTATAGCCATACGACCATTGCCAGTACGCACATCATCATTACTGAGTATGCCTAAAGACAATTCAGCTAATAGTTTATCCCCATTGTTACTGCGTAAGACTTCTCCATTCCCACGCAGTTCAGAAATAGAACCTATATCTGCATATAAAGAACTAGATACTAACCCTATTAGCAACCAGTAGTGCATTGGTCAATGTTTATCGTACCGCTTGTTGAAGCTGCGACAATATTGATTGTGTCCGTTACACCTGATGCACTTGTTGTTTGGTCAATGTCTATATCGTTACTATCCCCAGTAATACTGGCAGTTATACTTTTATCGTCTGTTCCAATTTGAGTCACGTCTATATCGTTGCTGTTGCCGTCAATTGTCCAATTATTGACTGCTCCTATAACCTCACTTCTGATGTTTAAATCATTAGAGTTACCAGTTATAACTGCATCAAAGTTTCCGCCTGTAGCAGCACTTGAACTACCTTGTAACCAAGTCAAAATGTTTTGGTTACCTGTTGCAGAATAGTCAAAGTCAGAACTCGTTACAGCACCACTACCTCCTGCCGTGATTGTACTCGTATTGGAATCACCAATTTGGTACATAGTCCAACTAGAACTTGCAGCTTGACTGATAGCATTAGCCAAAGTATTAGTATTACCTTGTTGCTTTATATCAGCAGTTATTGAAGCACCTGCAAAAGTAGACCTAGTGTTTGAAGTACCCACTTTATTTGTGTTTCCAATTTGATCAATCGTTAGGTTAAATGCCCCACCACCTGATTGAGTGATGTAAATATCATTGTCACCTGACCACAGATTAAACGTAGCTAGTATTAATAAAAGTTGTAATAAATATTTCATTATCCTCTTACTCCATCTATAGGGTCTGGAATCTCAATATAATTGTAATCCCATAACTCCTTTTGTAAGCCTTCCATTACTAACTCGTAGACTGCTGTTTCTATGGCAGACCTAACTGCATACCCTGTGGCTTCCGTCTGTGTATAGCCTGTTTCTATTTCTACTAATTCGGTATCACCTACTTCTGTAAATCTAAAAACATCTCTGCTTACACCTGCACTCAGTATTGTCTTGCTTACTGTTACATTCAATATAACTTCGCCAGTCTGTACGAGAACTGCCCTCATGGACACAGTTACATCATCTATTCGGTATTGGTTTGTATTCCCAATGCCCAAATACCTTGCACCATTTCCACCAGTCCTTATATCAGACTCATAGGAAACTATGCCACCTTCCAAGATTATACCTGCATATAGAATAGGTTTCAGTTTATTAGCACCTTTTCCATCATAGGTTTCCCTTGTAGATTTAATTAATTGTCTTTCTTTCGTTAAATTATTGAGTCCTTTTCTTTCTACTACTACAAACCACTCTCCATTTCCTACACTTTTTAAGGCTTGTATTAAATAGTTTTCTGCTCCCTGTGTTACAGCAGTTGAGAATAATGCCATTTTATTAGAGGGTTTACGCTGACCAGTTAAATCATCAAAGCTATAAACAGCTATAACTGCCTTTTGATTTGGTTTAGGTATATCTAATAATTTTTGTAAAGTTATTCTTTCTACCCTAGCATCTTCAGGGCAAGTTAATAGATCTATACAATTGTTATGTCCAACAGGTGCAAAACTGGCACACCCTGTAATCATAAAACTGATTACTATATACCACAGTCTGCTGTACATATCCCAAATATTCCTATCGGTATTACAATTTCTGTTATAGAGCCATCTTCTGCTATAACTGTTAAGGTAATGTATTCTCCATCATTAGAGAATGTTATCGTATTACCTTCTAATTCTATTGAACCCCCAGTTCCTCCATCTTCATTAAATAACATATCTGATATGTCTCTGGATAGATTACTAAATATACGGCTTTGTAAATTGTTTAAGAATTTGTTGAGTGTGCTGTTTTCTATCTCTCTTTCTATTTCTTCTAATTCTGACTGTATCTTTTCAGCCAGTTCATCTCGTCTCTTTCTTTCCTGTTCATCAATGGTTAAATAATGAGCAGATGTTCCTGCTCCACTGAAACTAGGATTTTTAAATTCGTGAACTATTGGTGAAGCATTAACATTAATAGCAACCACACTTAGTATTAAAACTAGACCTATTATGACTGCAACTTCGTTTCTATTTAATTTAGGTTTTTTTGACATTAAGTTTCTCCTAACCAAATAGCAATATACATAACCAGTAAAGTTATAAGCATAGATGATAAAACCAATATCTCGTCAGGTCTTTGGTTTGCTTTCCTCTGTACCCTTTTGTTTTTGTTCATCTTCTTTCAACTCCAAGACAGTGTTCACTTTCTGTTGTAATCGTATCATATCTTGATCTAAAAGCCGTAATTGGTCGGTCAAACGAATAATCGTGGTTTTCATTTGATCTACTGCAGGGTCTATTTTGTTGGTTATCGTTTGCCAAACAAAGTAGACGAAATAGCCAAGTCCAACCACCATGACTGTTGAGAAACCAAACTTGTCTATTAAAGCAACTATATCCATTAATCTCTGCGAGCATCTATCTTCCCATCTTCTACAAAGTTTTCTGCTCTCGCTATCCTGTCTAGGTCTGGTGCTAAATTTAAAGCACTAGATACACTTGTATCAATGCGAATCATGTCGTTATTCATTATTGATGCTCTTGTTATGAGCATGGTTGTTATTCCCTGTACTGTTTTAATTTCAGCCACCAGTTGTCCCATAAGTTGCTTCATAATAAGAAATATAAAATATCCCATTACTAGACCACCTGCTATGGGCAAACCAACATCTTCAATTAAGTTAAATACTTCCACTATTTATCTTCACCTTTGAAACTTTTAGATGCTCCTGAAGTGCCTGCGTATAAGCCAAACCAAGCTGCACCTGCTCCAACAATTACTGATATTAAGCCTGACTGTTCAAACGTAGGATTAGGTAAATCCATAAACCAAACCACAGTGTAATAAAGCAATACTATATATACAGTTAAAAAGGCTCTTGGAAATATTCTCCAAGAATCTACTGCTTGTGCTAAAAATATCCATTTCTGATGTGGGTTTCTCATACCTTCATCTTCCAACTCTCTGATTCTATCCTTTAAATCAGCCTTTTCCTGAAGCAGTTCCATGAATTTATTGAGGTCAATTTCCACCTCATTCCTATCCATGTCTCCACCAAATCTACCTGAACTTTCATTCATAGCCTTCTCCTTTGTTAAGTATTAAAAAAATAATTTCCATATCCTCAAAACCACAAGTATATCCAAATCCTTCCATTATTTTCTCCTATTTAAACATCAATATACCTTTCCATTAAGAAAGTTGCATCTCTATCAGCCTGTTTATCTGATTGATTCATATACGCTATGTACTGGTCTTTAGTAAATTTGTTTTCTATATAGTCTACAGGGTCTATTCTATCCACACAGGTTTTGGCAACTGAAGCGTAAGGGTCTGAAACATAATAACTAGACTGCCCTCTAGGAGTAAAATGCACAGAAGATTCACCCCCACTGAATAAAAACCATGCCTTAGACGACATTACTGCATAATCGTTGTGATAACCTTTCCCTCTTTTATCAGGATGAAAACAAGTCAGGATATGTTCTGAATTAGTCCCATCCATCCATGCTCTAGTAAATCCTACAAAATCATTACTGGATTTCTCATATATCATCTCAGTTAAGTAGAATGGTTTAGGAAAAAATGATCTAGGCAGTATGGTGTTATTGCCTGTGGGTATTCCTACTCTTTCTGCTTCTGCCTTAGTTAAATCGTTCATACCAGTATTTCTCCACGTCAGTTCCATCTCCTCTACCCACGTTGGAAATACCTTATCAAATTGTTTGGTTGGCACGACACCATCTGCTCTCCAATCTGCTCTTGCCAATAGTATGTCGGCTTTATCTTCATCTCTATTCAACATAGGTTGAATGTAAATGTTATCACCTGTATATCTGTAAGAAGCTATCATATTAAGACCATGATAATGAATAAGCGTGTGCTTTATAAGCAGACTGGTTTGAATGGTTAATCCAAGTTGACCAATCTGAAGCAGAAATACTGCTCCATCTCCAAGTGCCTTGATTGAATATGGGTTCTTCTTTATCTGTTGCTGTATATAAAGTGTCTAGGTAATGACCAGTGGTAGGTAGTTTCATAGCTGATTGTGTAGCTTCTAAGCCTTCATAATAAAATTTATGCCTTAAAATTCCTGCTTCCTTATAAAATCCATTACTTCTAGCTGAAGGAGTTATAGCAGTAAAAGCCAATTCTATTGCTTGGTTTAAATAGACCAACCTATGATAACCAATAATACTATCATCACTGTTTTTGCATATACTCAATAACATAGAGCCATATCCTGTATTTGATTTTAAAGCTGAAGTAACTGCCAACCCATTAGCTTTATTTTCTCTATACCAATATGCCTTTTGTGAATCAGAATCTGGTGTTACAGAACCTATACTGAAATTAGCAGCACTAGCCAATGTAGCCATATCTGACTCTTGTGCTTTTCTTAGGTAAATGTTTTGTCCTGTAATTTTAAATGCCATTATTTCTACTCTCTTTCTGAGCCTTTTGGTCTGGGGGGCTACCCCGATTTAAAATCCCATCCTGAGCCATCAATTATTTGTGCTGATAGCGAACAAACTATACTGTTTAATGTAACAGTGGTAACTTGAAAACTACCTGCACTGACTGCCCCTCCTAAACTTACAGTTGCACTTGCTCCATTGCTTTGAGTAGTCATTGCTAATAAAGAAGTATTATTTGATGTATTTACTGCAGCCCTTATGACTGTAGTCCCTAAAGATGTTCCTGCCCCATTTAACCAAGTTACTGTCCAATCATAAGTAGTTGCAGCAGGTGTTAAGTTGTCTGACAGATTAGACCATATAACGACTTGTGCTTTATCTACAGTAAAGGTGGTTACATTAGTGTTCAATAAAGTGGCTGTACTGGTTAATCCTGTTCCACCAATACTGGCAGGCAAAGTTCCAAAAGCAAAAGTTCCACTGCTTACGGAAAGTGCTCCTGTTTTGCTTGATACATCTTCACCAAAGCCACCTCTTGCTTTGGCTAATGTTCCTGATGTCACATTGCCTATATCTCTCATATCAACATTTGGTACGTTACCTAAGCCTACATCTGAAGATGTGGTATTTGAGTTTAAAAGTGTAGATACGCTTGTTAACCCAGTTCCACCCCTTGCTGCTGCTAATGTTCCACCTGTAGCATTATCCATATCTCTCATATCTACGTTAGGCACATTTCCTAAACCAACATCAGAAGAAGTAGTGTTGCTATTTAAGTGAGTTGAATTAGCAAAATTAGTTATTCCAGTTCCCCCACTTCCTGCAGGTAATGTTCCTGTTCCATCAGTAGCATAATTAACAGTAGAGTTAGTTATAGCAGAAGCAGCTATAGCAGTTCCTCCTACTGTATGATTAACAGTAGAACTCCATGTAGAAAAAGTTCCTATTGCTCCAACGTGCCTTATTCTGAAGTTATATTGAACACCCATTTCCATACCACCTGCTATATTTGCTTTAGCAACTCCTTTCCCTGCCGTTGAATGTGGAAAGAACGCAGACTGTCCATTTTTTTTGTATTGTACTTCTGTGCCAGTTACTAATGGAGATGCACTATTAGTCCAAGTGATAGTTACAGAGGTCATATTGAAAGCATCTACATCTAATGTATCAGTAGTTACAGCGAGGTTAGTAGGTGCTGCCATAGCAAAACCACCTATTGCTAAGTCGCTTCCCTGTGCTATAGCTGTTGCGTAATCACTGGTTGCAAATGTATAAAAAGCCGATTCAACTTCTTTTAAAACTAATTCTGTTGCTAAGAATTGTGCATCTGCTTCTCCTCCTATTTCTAAATTAATTGATACCACCTCAAACACCTTAGCTGAATAACTAAGTCTGGTATTGGTTACATAAACCCAATCAGCAGGCTGTAATTGCATAAATTCCAAACCAACCAAACAGCTAATAGTCTGTGTTTTTCTTTGTGATTTAAGTGCTATTCTCCCAATTCTTTGTGCCATTGTATGAGTGGTTGTGAATGGTAATCTAAGTTCCATTTGCTTTACATAGTTAGGCTTGTCATTAGCAACTCCATTTGGTGTATCTTCTGTTAAATATGTTGCATCTTGATACACAGGAGCATCTGCAGCTATGTAATTATTAGCTGCATCTATAAAGGTTGGCTTTACAGTATTGTAAAGTTCACCAGTATTAGATTTAGTGTCTACTGATATAGGGGCAAGTAAATTATCATCAGTTATAGTCAATGAAGGAGTTTGTGCTGCACCTGCAAAAAGATTAAATTTTCCATTCACATAAGTTATTTTTCCTGCCATTGAACTTAACATACCTTCTAAAACACTTGACCCACTAGCTGAAAAGTTTGTGAAACCATTTAAAGCGTATCTTTTTTCCGTAGAACTGCCATCAGCAAGAGTAACATTCTGGTCACAGATATTGGCTGCAGAAGCAAATCCTCCTGCGTTTGTTGTGTCATTAATTTCAGAACTTAATGTTTTAAGACCATAAGTTGTATTGGCAATATAATCTCTTATACATAGAGCAGGGTTACTGCTAAAGGCTGTACTGCTATCTCTAGGATCATATACTTTTTTTCCTTTAACTTTAAAAGATGCTGCAGGCATACCGCCACCAAACTTTTCAGAGTCAAATACCATTTGTATATACACATAAGCACAATCTAAAAATTTATCTGATGTTGTTATAGAAGATAGCTGTGCGTCCATCCAACCATTGACTGCTGTTTGTGAACCATCTTCAAATGTATATCTTATTAAGTTACCTGTATTATTAAATTTATTTTCGTTTTCTGAATTAGTAAAATCAGCATTAGTAACTGTATAAACAGTAGAATCATTTATAGTGCTAGAAGTAGATGTTAAATCTACATCATTTAACCTTACCCCCTCTAAACTTTGTATTTCATGTCCTGCTAAAACAACTACCATGTGTAATAAATAATTATCTACACCAGTGGTTTCCATGTGTACTATTGTTCCACCTACACGACATTCACCATAGACTAACTGTCTGGGTTCAGTTGGTGCTCTTGCTGCAAACTTTGCTCCATAATTTGCACCTACAGCTTCTATACCTTTTTGTGTAATTGAGCCAATAAATGCCATTGCTGCTACTGCTTTCCAACCTTTCGCAGCCTTCATAAAATTAGTCCAGAAGTTAGACATGCCACCTGTCGCAGTAGAAATAGCAGTAATAATTAGAAAACTAACTACTGCTTTTATGGCATTTTTTATATGTTTACCCATCTATTCTCCAAGCCTTAACTACTTCCACATTGCTTTTTACTAACATTCCTTCATCATTAACACCTAAAGCGTTCATACCATCAAATACACAACTTAATTCGCTTTCTTCCTTATAAACTCCGAAATCACCTTTTTGTATAAAGTTGGGATTGACTTCTATTATGCCTGTGGTTTTCTTTATTGCATTGGCTATAGCATTAGCTAATCCCTTGCCTTTTCCATATTCTTTTATTTTTTTTATGGCACTATCTTCGTCTTTCCATTTCCAGTTTTTAGGCAATAAACTTTCCTTAGTCATAACCTTTATAAAACCATTAGTGAAATGTATGCAGTCCCATTTACCCCACACAAAAGGCTTGGTTCTATTCTTTATAATGTATTCGTCAAATGCTATTTCCCAGTCAGGTAATTTTTTCATAAATTACCTATCGCAAAATTTGTCTAGGAACGTGCTTGTTGGTGTCATTTCTTCCACCTGCATTTGAATCAAAGTTTTGTTTCTGACCCCAAGATATTTGTTTGTCCTGTAATCCTTGTACTCTATTGAAACAAGTATCTCCATTATGTAGAAACTGTTGTGATTCTACAGTGTATCTAAGGTTAGAAGGTCTTTCCAAATCAACCAATCTGTTCTCACAATCAACATTTATCATTGCTCCTTCAGGTGAATCACTTATAGTTAAATTGACCATGCGACCCTTAAACATGGTAAGAGTTCCTGCAACTTCATTACTTCCACCCATTAAAAAACCCAGATATACAGTAATAGGTCTATTCTGATAATTTTCAGTAAGTGCGTAATTAAGTACAGTTGAATCCATGCCTGATATTGCTATAGACATTCCTGAAGATTTTAATTCTGTGTTTTCTTCAGAACCACTAATTGTTAGTAGCGACCCTGCACCTGTATAGGTCTCTGAACTAATTGTTAGATCATCTAAGCCAGTCCATAATCTTATGTCGTCTGTATCAAATTCTGCCTTAACCGCAACAAATAAATTTTGGTGTTCTGCACCAAGTCTTGTTGTTATTGCACTATCTAACCCTTGTCTCGTTGCCATTACACCACCTCAACACAAGAAAAACTTATTCCATATAAAGATGACTTGTCAGCATCCCAATCCACCGAATTATCTACCAATCTGAACTTCCCTTTTGGGGCTTGAAATAAAACAAAATGCCCATTACTTAGAGTTGATCTTAGTTTAGGCTCTGTTTGTACTGAGAATTGGTCAGGACTAGCATCAGTTACCACTGCATCTTCTACTGCCATAACTAATTGAACTGGGTCTGCTGTAGCTGAAGCTGCACCCAAAACTCCTAGATAATCTCCTTTTTTTATAGTTCCAGTATAACTACCTGATGTTTTGAGGTTTAAACCTGTTGAACCTTTAACATTCATTTGAACTTTACAACCACTGGTAGAACTTACATTGGTTAATGTGCTATCTACTTCTACTTCTGTTGCACTGTTTACTGCTGTTATTTCATGCGTTCCGTTATTTTCTTCATTAGCCATTCCAGTAACATGAATAAAGTCTCCGACTATTGCACTTCCAAATGTACTTGCTCCTGCTGTAAAAGTGTCAGTATTTGTAACTGTTAAGGCTACGTTGGTGTTAGACACCCTATTCTCGCCAATTAGGTGCGTGTGGTTGAAAGTTCCTGTGTTGGTTAGGGCATCAGGGTCACAGAACTTAAAATAGTTCGTAGTGCCCTTTAATTTCAATAAGAAAGATTGCCACTCTACAGCTTGTGATCTGTTCATGGCAGGCAAAGTTACGTCTGCTTGCCAATATACTGCATCAAATTCTTGGGTTAGTTGTTTACCAGTAAAAGGTGATGCTGTCTGTCCGATTGCTCGGAACAAACTAAAATTACTTCTAACAAAGTTAGGAGTATTAGGCATAGCTATTAACTTAGCCACCTTGTAATCCCCTTCTGTATGAACCTCCACGCATTGCAGCTTCTAATACTGCTCCCTTAGTTACATCTGATATTTGAGGTAACATCTTTGTAACTTCTGCTCTAACTGTTGGCACTACTCCTGTAGCAAAGTTTATAGATTGATTTACTATAACAGGAGAACCACCACCCATAGCATTTCTAGTATTCATGTTATTCATTATTGTTCCACCAGTATTAGGGACAAATATTTCTGGTCCACGTTCTCCTACTATAGTTGGCTGACCACGTTGAGCTGCACCACCTCCTGCCAATGTTGGTAATTCTTTAAAATCTTCTCCTCCTAACCCTAGTCCGCTTGTATGGAAAATAGCATTTAGTATTTTATTTATTACTGCCATTTGTAAAAATATAGCGATAATTTGACTTACTAATTTTCTTGCAAAATCCTTAAATGCGTCAAGTGCATTTTGTGAGTTCATTAAAGCATCAACAAAGTCCATAGCAAAAGCCTGTGAAGTAGACACTATCGCTTGAGTCATCATCTGTGCTGCCCCCTCAACATCATCTGCCTTATCTATCACTTCATTTATAGAATTTTTAAATTCTGTAAAGTCTAAATCTTTATCTATTTGTCCCATATCTTTCATTTTCTTAAAAAATGGCTCAATAGCAGCATCGCCTTCTTTCATTATTTGTTTTATTTCTTTTAAAGGGTCTTGTGATTTTCTGTAAATACCAAGCAGTTGAGTTCTTAAATTTAACTCCCTACCCATAAGTCTTATTCTTTCTATTTCTTCATCAGTAGGTTCAGGTGTCTCCATATTTCCTGTACCCCCACCATCTTGACCACCAAACCAAGTATAAATATTTACACCGCCTAGTTCTTTGTAATCTTTTATAGATTGCGTAATCCTATTAAGAAATCCAGTTAATTCGTCTGTTGTTTTCTTCAGGAAAGTATCAAGACCAGAACGATAGATTTCATCCATTAAACTTTTCCATGCAATTTCAAGATTAGAAGCCTTAATAGCTAATGTCTCCATCTGGTCAGCAACAGCACCACCGAATCTTTCTTGTAAGCCTGAAGTTAATGCTTTAACTAAAATTGCTGCACCTTCAGCTGATTTACCGAAATCTGCTATGTCTTGCCTAGTTAAACCCAATCTATCTTGAAATATTGTGAATACGTCAACCCCTCTATCAGTTATCATATTAAGTTCTTCTAAACCTAGACCACCACCTACAGACCTCTGTGTCATTTTGATTAAAGCCTCAAATGTACCTAATGTATCAGTAGCTACTGAAGCCGTATCTGCAAATGTTTGTAATTGTGCTTCATTAGGCTCTATACCTGCTGATTTAAGAGCAATGAAAGCCTTTGTTACAGTTTCTATTTGGAAGGGGGTTGTTTGTGCAAAAGTAATTACCCTTTGCATGGCAATTTTGCCTTGCTCCATTCCTCCAAAAACTTTATTCAAAGAAACTGCTAAAGTTTCAAATTCCATTCCAACTTTAACGACATTTCTACCTAACAAGGCAGCAGCAGCACCCAAAGCTACAACGGCAACCCTAGCTTTTGAAAAAGCAGCAGCCATACTTGTACCTGCTTGCTTTGAATTTTTGCCTGTATTTTTTAATTGTTTATTTGTTTGATCAAGTTTTTTCCTAAGGTCTTTTGTATCAGCCTTAATTTCAACAATTAATTGATCTACTGTAGCCATTATTCGTCAGGGTATAATTCCATTAAATTTTCCAATTCATCACTGGTCATGGGTTTTTCTTGTTCTGCAGCATGGAATTGTTTAAATCCTTTTATAGCTTCCCACATTTCTCTAGGAGACATATCCCAAAAATCTTTTGGTCGCATCATCATCATGCCTAAACAAATTTGCATATATAATTCCCATTCTATTCTTGTATCTCCTGTGGCTTTTTTTCTTCACCACCTTCTTCAGCTGATTCTGGGTCAGTTAATGAATCTGCTAATAGCTGAGCTACTATAGTTGATGCTTCTAATAGAGTTGCTTTCTGTATAATATCTTTGATTTTTCTTTCATCAAAGTCATTACCACCACCTCTAAGAGCATACTTCAATACTATTATCAAAGTCTTAACTCTTACTTTAGCCTGTGATATATCGTTAGCTAATTCAAGAATTCCTTTATCAAGTTCATCTTCTATCTTAACCAGTGAATCTATGGTGAGCCTACATTTGTAAGTTTCACCGCCCAAGTCTATCTCAATCTCGCCCTTTAGTGGGTTTGTCATCTGACTTCTCCTGTTTTGTACTTGCCATTGCAAGTTTGATTAAAATTATGTCGTCTCTTTCGTCAACCGAACTAGATAACACTTTATAGGTTTTACCATCTATTTTTACTTCAGATGGGTCCTTACCTAACTGGTTAGGCAGTTCAAGTTCATCGTCTTTTAACATTCCAACGATGTTACCTTTACTGCCTTTAACTTTTACCTGTTCCCAAGCCATAATTAGACTGTAGCGAATGTAATAGCACCTGCACTTTCAAAAGATACACTGTAAGTGACCTCTCCGTTGTACTCACCTGCATATTCTAGGGAAGTAACTTGGAAAGCACCTGTGAATGTACCGAAATCAGGAACTAAGAATTGGTAATTATTTTGCGTGTCTGCTAAAGCGTTAGTCTTTAGAGTTGTTTCACTTGCTCCATCAGTGAATACACCACTGCCTGAAACACTAATAGACTGAACCCCTGCGTCTGCTAATAAAGTTCTGTTATTAGAACTGTCCTTATTAGTAACGTCTACGGATTCATTATTAACTGTAAGACTTGTTGACCTTAGACCTGCTATTGTTGTGAAAGTTTCAGGAGAACCGCCATTCCCCACTTTCATTAGCATTGCACTACCTTTTTGTGCTGCCATATTTATACTCCAATTACGAAAGTATTAGTTAGATACTTTCTAATTAAAAAAGCCAACTGGCATCCAAAATTTATTAGTAACAGCTAGTTAAGAAGTTCCTAATATTATGGCTCGGAATCGCATGACACCGTGCCTTGTTATCCCATCTGGGTCTCTCATAATATCACTGTATTCAAATCTACTATTCACTAGATTATATCCAGTAACACTAAGATTGTAATCATGCAACAAATCATGGATTCTGTCCATTATTGTTTTTGTTTCTTTGCTCCCTTTGTACTGGGACCAAACATGAATATTAACTGTTAATTCTCCACCATCTACGTCTTTAGTGCTGTAATCTATGGCAGTTTCTTCACCTATAGTAACAAATGGATAGCTGTTGCCTTCTTGCACTTCATCATACACACCTGCTCCATGTGTATTGGTTAAAGTAGAGTCTGTATTTAATCTGCTATAAATAGCAGTCTGTAATGCAAATTGACCTATAGCCATTATTTTAAATATCCCCCTTGCTTAAATATTCTCTTTATTTTAGGTTTATTTTTTTCTAATGCAGGAAACATGAAAGGTCTTGCTGACATTTGAGAAGTACCAAACTCTAGAGCCTTTGCGTAAGGTGCAGATGCCACAATTTGACCTATAACTTTAGTGCCTTCTGATTTAACTTGACTGGTTATGTTTTGTACTAAAAAACCAGTATCACTAGCAGGTGGCTCTCCTGCTGCTGAAGCAGTATGTGTTCTAGTGGGATTGTACTTTGTATAAGTTATGCCAGACTTATTTCCACTTACTATGCTCTGTTTGGCAGTGCCTTCTACTAATGTGGTACTTCTCTGAACCAAGCCTTTCAAATGTTTCTCAGGATTAGTTACGATTCTTTTTTTTAGTTTATTTTGAAAAGCCTTTAAATCTTTTATTCCACTTTGTTTTGCCATTAGATTGCTACCCCCAACTCACATTCTAACTCTAAAAATCTATCTCTGTTGTCCACATTTTTAATGGTTTTTATGTTGTAAGTATCACTATCGTACAGTATGCGGTAATTAGTGCCTATATCCCTGCGATAACGTATTGTGATTGCATGAGTTGTCTTTTCTTGTACTTGACCCTGCCTGTAAGTTTCCGTTCCTCTCAGGGGCTTTATGTCAGCCCAAAGATTAGCTAATGTGGACCATGCTTCCGTTAATCCACCACCTGTGTCTCTTGTATTTGTAGGTTTTTGCAATTCAACCTCATATCGCATCTTACCTATACTCATTATCCAACTGCCATTAATGTACTTGACCCTAGACCACCATGTATCACATAAGGGGCATACAAAGACTTCATAAGACTAGGTGTTCCCTGTGCTTCATACATATCTCCTCTGTGTTCGTACATATAGGCTATGTGTTGCAACATACCCATTCTAATAGGCTCAGGTACTGTGTAGGCGTTTGTATATCCTGCTACATAAATAACTTCTATAGCATTAGCTACTCGTAAAGCAGTAGGGAAGTTTTCTCCTGTTCTTAAAACTATTCTCGCAGGCTCTCTAGCAGTATCTACATAGTATTTGCTTGCTGCCATAGTAGTCGCATTATCAGAATCGTCATAAGTTTTTAATGAGGTTACGCTTTGCACTGGACCTTTCGGAAGTACAACATAATTTTTGTAATAATTTATATCAGGAGCTGTCCTCATTCCTTCCCATAAAGGATCTTCAGTATCTAAAGCTGTATCTATAGTTAAAGTAAGTGTTTGTTGCATTAAGGCTCTATTCATGTGTGATTCTGCATATTGCCTTGCTGCTAATATCAAAGGTTGTACTATTCTTTCATCTGTTGAATCTTCAACCCTTAAATATTCTTTTACCTCTTGTAAAGATAAAGGTTCTGCTGTTGGTTCTGTGCTTACTGTTAGACCTGCCATTACATTACTGCTCCTAATATACCTGAAGTAATTAAGACACCATAAAGACCCCAGATTAGATATTCAATGCGTACAAATCTAGCAGAGCCTGATTCCAACCTCTTTTCTAAATTCTCGTACCTAATAGCACATATTTGTTCGTGCAGTTCTAAAGCACTTACATCATTGCTTGGTTTCGCTATCTCCTGCATCTTCTTCTATTACCTCAACTTCATCTTCTTCAGGTTTGTTGATTTCGTTTTCCATTATCCAATCACGTCTGCGTTCAGTATTAGCTAAGTTATCTTGTATATCTAACTGTAAATTAACTAACGCTTCATTCAGTTTTGTTAATTGAACTTGGTAATCCAATAGTCTTTTGAATTGAATTTTGCCTTCATCAGAAAAACTTTCATTCACATCTATGTCTATTGTTTCACCATCTTTGTCATAACGAAATGTAGGTTTAGGGCTTTCATTTGAATTGTCTTTGGTATCTACCATGTCTTTCTCCTAAGTTAAAATTGTAGTTTAGCATCATATATCAGCTATCTTCTAGTGTTTTAATTCTTGCTTCTAGTTCTTGTATTGTTTTGACTAACAATGGAACTAACTTAGCTTGGTCTATACCTTGATATACAGGGAATGTTTTTGATTCTACCCACGTTGAATCAGAAGGATATGTTCCGTC